TCTCTGAAAAATGTTCAAGAATAGGCGAAAACAGTGACAAAACGCCTGTTTATGAATAAAAAAATTGCATAAATTGAGAGGCGATTTTCATTTTACCCCAGCTTTACCCCATTTCATTTCAAAACCCCAGAGTTACCCCAGCAAAATTATGCGGGTTGAGAAGTTGAAATATGGAGGGTTGGAAGAGCCTCTTATTTCAAAAACGATTTTAGATCGGCAAGATCACCCAAGCAATGCTTGGTAAGAGAGTTGGCCTACGGGCCGGCTCTCTTTTTTTTATAAATGCAAGAGAAAGAGAGGTGTTGAAAATGGCTAAGTGCGGTGGAGGCAAAGGTAAAGGCAAGGGCAGAGGCTAAAAATTATAGGGTGCAGATTTATTTCTGCACCCTATTTTTTTGCCAGCGGAGCTGCTGGGTAACGCAGGAGCGACGATTAGAATTTCCGAGGGTAGTTTTACCCCTAAAATTTAGAACGCTTAGAGAAGCTGTAAATGGCCTTAGAGCGGCTTGTTAAATCTGGTACATTTGCAGTGTCCATAAGGATTGCTGTGCCTGAGCCAATAGCTGCTAACTTCAACTGTGCGTCCACAATTCTGACAGAGACACTTCCATCTGGTTTCATTGCTTCTGATTCTTGCGTTCTTTACCGGCTCAATCACTTTGAGAAAACCAAAGGTCTGGCCTGTAAGGTCGTGCTTGATTTGGAACTGGGCGCAACCGCAAGATTTGGTTTTGCCGTTGCGGAGGCTATCAGAAAGCACAGATACGATGTTTCCGCATTTGCATTCGCAAATCCATTTCGCTTTACCTGGTTTTGAGTCTGGGTCTTTCTCTATTACTTTCAACTCTCCGAATGTTTTGCCCTTCAAATCAATGAGTGTGGGAGAGGGAGTATGTCGAAGACAGCCGCATGATTTTGTACCATTGGTTCGTAGCAGATTTGTAGAGGATACGACAACGGTATTGCCACACTCACACCGGCACAACCACATAGGACGGCCTGGTTTTCTGTCCTCAACCCTTTTTATAACGGTCAGCATATCGAATGTGCGGTCGGTGAGGTCTATCAGCTTTCCCATTGAAATCCTCCTCAAGAGATCTTGATTTTTCCTTCGAGGTTGGAGAAAGACTCTTTCTTCTTTTCCTTTGTAGCTTCGGCATAGATGTTCATGGTAGTTTCAATATCAGCATGACCCATGATTTCCTGAATGACTTTGATATTCCGCTCGTTTTCACAAAACCGCGTACAGAAAGTATGGCGCAGATTATGAGCAGAAAAGTGACGAATCAATACAGGATCTCGCCCCTCTTGATCGGCCAGCACCGTTTCATCTTCGATGTAGGCGGCACAAATGCGGTCAATAGCTCGGTTGACACTATGAGGAGAGAGAGGGTCGCCGTAGCGGTTTTGGAAGATGAATCCAGTATACCCATCAACAACGGACTCATTGAACCCGACTATCTTTTGTGTTTCCCATTCTGCCTGCAGAGCGGCTTTGACCTCTGATAACATAGGCACAATACGGACGCCGGCGCTTGTTTTTGGTGTTACGATATGGAAACGTGCCTTTTCGTCTTCCTCATACTTTCGGTAGACCATATTGTGGTTGATACTGATGATCCCTTCGTCAAAGTCGCAGTCTTCCCAGCGCAGGCCAATGGCTTCACCGATACGGCATCCAGTACCAAGCAAGACAGTGAACAAGGGGAGCCAATGATTATAAACTTTGTGATTTCTCATATAGTCAATAAATGCCGTCTGCTCTGCGATGGTCAGCGCGTGACGCTTTGGCTTATCCCAGTTGTGGCTCTTTTTGATTTCCGCCATCGCTCCGGTAGCTGGGTTGATACGGATGTAGTTATCACGGACGGCCAGAGTAAATACGGGGTGAATGATGGTGTGAATAATTTCCATAGAGTTAGGCTTGAAGCCCTTTTCTTTGATGAGCTTATTATAAAAAGCCTTGACATCTGAGTATTTGATACTGGCAATTTTCTTCTTGCCAATATCATTTCGCACGTACTTGTTGTACATATAAAGATAGTTGCTGCGAGTGGTATCTTTCAGTTCGGGTTTGTTTGCCATATACAGCTCAAACAAATCATTGAGTGTGGCTTTGTTTTCGACTGCAGCTTTAATCCCATCTTCCAGATCACGGTTGATTTTACGTTCCTTTTCTCTCAGGCTAAGGTCATCTTTACAGCCCGGAGGAACGCGGTCGGTGGGAACGAGCCGCTTACTATACACGTCATGACGGATGCCGTCAGCATCAGTGTAACGATATCGGTATGATCCGTCTTTTCTCTGAGATTCGCCGTCTTTAAGGATACGGCCTTTGTTGTCCGTTCGTTTTAATCCAGCCATACTGTCTCCTCCTTGCTTTTGTATGGGTGGTAATTCTCCAGTTACATAATATCTTGAGCGATTACCTATGTCAAGAAGAAAATCATCGTTTACTTACTCTTGAAATTTTCTATTGATTTTCGTAGTTGTTCGGTTTACAATGAAACTAAAAGTTGGGAGGTGCTATTATGCCAATGGCTGAGAAAATTCGGATTGCACTGATCAAGCGCAATATGAGCCTAAAAGAGTTGTCCTCTCGGCTCGGATGTACCTCTCAAAATCTCAGCGGCAAGTTGAAGCGAGACAATTTCAGCGAGAGAGAGCTGATAGAAATTGCCGGCGCTATGGATTGTTATTTTGAAGGCCGATTCATTAGTAATGGCAACGGCGAAGAAATCTAAAGCTATAAGAGCGTAGGGTTTTCACCTACGCTCTTTTTTTGCTGTCAACAACAAACGGTATTAGGTTTTTCGTTTAAGATCCCCATTCTTTGATCGCAAATCCGTTTTCCCTAAACCAATTTGCTACCAAATGGCGATGACAGAAAGATTCTGGTTTTTCATAGCAAACGAGAGCAATATCTGCACTCAATGTCATTGCAGTTAGCTCGTCATAAACCTGTTTGGCATCCAGCATGGAAAGAACCTGTCCGTCAAAGGATTTCACATAAAAATGATTGTCGTGAGTCTTTTTCCACTCCTGAAAAAAGTCCCACTTCGGAGCGAGCTTTTTATACTGGGCACCCATGTACCATTCAGGGGCTTTCCCACAAATGCTAACGGGCGTGATATCAGGTGGAAGCGTACGGAGCTTTGCAAAATACGTAGTGTAGAGCATTTCTTTCTCCTTATTATTTTGATTTCCAATAGCAATATAGACAACTATGTGGGCACTGTTGTTTATGTTCCAGTAGCTCAACCTTACCTGAATAACACATACAGTTCTTACGCTGATACCCTACTCTGTCGGGCGGGCTTCCATAGTAATGTTCATTTCAGTTCCTCCTCCGGCTTGTGGCGGTAGGCCAACCAGGTCTTGCCGTAGTCATGGCAAGTAAAATCATCACGCAGAAATAAGCAATTCTCTCCCACCCCTTCTACAATGGCCCATCTTCCGTATTCCGGGACACCGGGAGACTGAACCCACACCGGCTCCCCGTCCATCTGCCGTAGCTCGTCCAGGGTTAGAGAATTGTTGTGTACCGGCTCTTGTTTATGCCTGATTTTATCGCTCTGGCACAACGGGCAAGACTTGCAGCGGTCGATTGGTTCGTCGTTGTTGTCTCCATAGATTTGATAAGCACATCCATCTCCATCCGGTACGTAGCAAGGAGGTGTAATTTTTGCGCCACACCGTTGACTAACTGGAATGATTTTCCCGCTGTCTGTTTGACGATACACAATGCCGCTACACTTTGCACATTCGTTCTCCTGCTTCTGTTGGGTACGGAGGGCTGAGATTGCCATAATGATAGCTTGATTGAACTTAAAGAAGTCCCGGTTTAGTACCGCAATATCAGCTCCGTCTAACTGCTTGATAGCTTCTTCTTTGGTCATTACGCCTCACGCTCCTTCACCATTCTTGCTCCACAGTTAAAACAGAACTTCTCAATCTCACATAGGTATGGCAAGTCCGCCTTAACCTCGAACAGTTCCTCTTCTTTCAGTTCCTCAAATACAGCTCTGCATTTACTGCACAAGATCTTACGACCACACAAAATCCACTGGCCGTATTGTATCGGGGCGACATTGACAGGAGGCTCATTGATGATGTCATCAATAGTCACATGGCCTTGCTGCTCTGCAATTTCGATCAGCGGCTCTCTTTTGATATATTCGGGCATTAGCTAATCCTCCAGCTTTTCGATGCGTTCAAAGTGATCTACGATCAAGCGATATGCTCTGCGTTGCATATCAAGATCCTCTTGGGTGATGTCATTCAGCTGCCCAAGTTGAGCCTGAAACAGCTTATACTGCCGGCGAAGTTGAATGGTGTTTTGAATGATACGGACAATCTGAGTAAAGACTAAGACTGTCACCATGATGGTCAGGTAAGTGTTCATACGGCAGTCTCCTATACAGAAATAGAGTTGATGTAGCTTTTGATCTTTTCGACATTCCAGAAGATTCGCTTCCCGATCTGGATACGAGCCTCAGCAGCCTCGCCAATCTGTACGGCAGAATACCGGCCACAACTCAACATGGCCTGAAGCTCGTCAGTATTGATTGCGATTTTGCTCTGGGTGTCTACGTTATTGAATTGCTTTGTTGCTCTCATGGTTATTCTCCTCGATCATCATGATCGGCTTTGTCATACTTACTTTTTTCTTTGGGTGGAAAATGCTGCTTGCGGTATTTACGGACTTCTTTACACTGGTTACAGTTATGGTGATTTTTGCAGCACCAGCAGCCGTCTACAATACCGTACCAAAACCAAGCTGGCATTTGCGGAGCCTTATGTTTTCTCTTTCCCATCTCGCCCTCCGTCAGAAGCAGATATACTTTCTCGGAGAACTAAGCACATCTTGGATTAGTGCGGTGTCAGTAACTTCACGGACACCATAGACATCAAGCCAGGTTATCCGGTCTTTGAAGCGCTTGCGGGCTTCGCGGGCATTCTTGGCTCGGACATAATACCAGTTCGTACCTACGTCGGCTTTACGGTATCCAGCGTTGACAGCGAAGAGCTTCATACCTTCGCTTAGGACAAGAGGCGGGCGCTCGTATACTTTGCACATATGAAAGCCTCGTTTCATTCGGAAATAATGTCCAGTCCATCAACAGCATAGCCGCCAGATTTCCCTTCCAGCTTTACAACGAGAGTGCCACAGCACATCCACGGTTCTGATGCTACCGTCCAGATGCGACTTTTATTTTCCGCACTCACGTAATATTTGTTGTTCATCACAACCTTGTCACCGGGTTTCATGCCAAAGCTCCTTTCATTCAGCCGTGATCTCTTCGATCCTCATGTTCGTGACATAGAAAGCGCCGTCTTTCTTCAACTTCTCCTCTGCCAGGATACGAGCCTTTCTTTCGGTGTTGGCCTTGACCTCAACCGTCTTGTATCTGGAAGCGCCCATGTTGATTTCTGCGGTTGCTCTCCACTTTCTGATATGCTTTCTCATAAGCCCTCCTCAGAAACGTCAAACCCAGTGCCGTGGCAGTGAGAACAAACTCGCTCTTCGCGGCTCCCGGCTGCATCAGCGCCATAAACTACTCCGGTGCCATTACAAAATTTGCAATGATACGCTTCAGCGACTTTGGCTATTGCGCTCAGAGCGTTGTCGATATGCTGGATTTCGGCATCAACTGCCTGGACGTTTCTTTCGTATTCACGCTTGAACTCCTGTTTGTGCCGGATCAAAGCCTCTCGTTTTTGAAGAAGGACTGTTATTGCGTTAGCCATTTTAGTTGCCTCCTATGATCTTATTCGATTGTTAAACCGAAGCCGTTTTCCATGCTCTCGCAAAGCTCGTCGGTGCAATCATTTCCATAATCCAGTTCTTCAAGAGAATAGCCGTTTCCACATCTCAGCCCCTGCATAGACGTATCGAAACCTTGATTTTCCAGCCACGCTTCTACTACTCGCATTTCTTCGTTTGCTGTAGCATGGAGGTGAGCGATGCGGTGCATTTTTTGGCGGATATACTTGGGGATTTTTATTGCCGCCATCTCAACCCCTCTTTTCGTCGTCAGAAATCTTTTTGCACACAGGCTGAATGTATTCCATGAAGACCTGCACAATTTTCTTGGCGTTGGTCGTGAAGTCTTTTTGAATGCAGCTCCAGAGGTCATAGTCGTCACAGGTTTCCATTGATGTGCCCTCGAACTTCCTCTCTAAGGCATCATGGACATCTCGCTCATTGCTCTGATAGCAACAGTCTTTGATTTCGTCCATGTCGAATACAGGATCTCCCCAACGATCTGTCTCTGAGAAATCAACGCCCCAAGCCTCCATGAGTTCTTTTACAGCCTCAAAGGTGGCTTCTTCATTGATAACGCATGGGCTGGCGAGCTTATCCAGCAGATAGCCGGAGTCCAACCTTGCCATGAGGTGCATAAAGCTCTCGCTTTTGTGGGTAGGAACCCAACCGTAGGCGTAGTTCCCGCAGTCGGATGTAATGGACAGCTCATACCGTTCGAGATCGAAGTTAAAAACTGCCCAGAGGCAAGACCCATAGTCAGGGTCGCCTCTTTCTTGGCAGAAATAAAGGGAAATGAGCGGCGGGGTTCTGGTTGAAACCTTAGCCATTCTGTTCGCTCCTTTCTGATGGGGCGGCGTCTGCGTAGAGACTGACCGCTGGGGTAAGATGAAAGAACTCAGTATGGCTCCCTACATCAAAAATGGTGACGCCGTTGCGATTCCAAGCTCGGATGTAATAAATCTTGACGCCACGTCCGGCGCAGAACGCATGAATCAGCAGAAAAGCCTCATCCAAAATATCCTGATCGGATTTAGGCTGGCCTGCTTCATTCAGATCGCGGATCTCAGCAATCTTTTCGGGTCGCCCATGATACCCCTTGAATTTGAGAGTATGGGTTTTCATCTTTGTTACCTCTGATTGATTTACTTTGTTGCTAACTGAGGTTTATGACTACATAAGAACGGTTTGATCCGTGACTTGGTTGCTGTCGGTGATTTTTACCTGCATATCATCTGTCACCGGGATACGCATTTGTGCGTAACCAGAGGATGAGAAGGGCATGAACCCGCCAAGTCGATACTTGTCACATACCAAGTCATCGCCGTCAAAACGGAAAGAGTTGCCATGAGCGTCACGATAGGTCAGCTCGCGATTGCAGGTTGACAGCTTCGCATATTTCCCACGATAATCAGGAGCTTTCAGCTCATAATCCGGGAACGCCGCGATGAAAGTGTTGTACTGCTCCGGGAACAGTTTGGACAACTGGCGAAGAAAGAGCGGAACGGTTTCTGTCTGATAGCTCTCAATTTCTCCACCCAGCATAGCACGCGGATGGTAGGTGCAAATTCGATTGATATTGTCGGGCGTCAGCTCGTCAATAGGGACAAAGAGACGATTGCAACCGAACCCAGGATCATGACAGAACAGCCTGGAATCCGGGCCGCGTTCGATTCTGACATGAGGCGGCGCGAGAAAAGCACCGTCACCGATTTTAGCGATGTAGGTGTTGTTGGGGTAAGAGAGCTTATGGTACTGTTCTGAGCCTTTGGCCTCGTTGTAAACACGTCCGTACATCTTGGTTTTCTTTGTGCCGCCATCAACACAGGCCGTACGGCCAAATTCACAACGAACGCCAAATAGCGTCGTCTTACGGAAGCATTTTCCTTCCTTATATGCCGAACACACATCGGCATGATCGCAATAGATGTACTCTGCGCGAAGCCGCGAGTTACGGCTACCGTCGCCATACAGATCAACATTGATCAGTTTTTCTTGGTCAGTCATTGTGTTATACCTCGCTAATAAGAGCGTTGCCGCAGGTAATGCGGTCGGAATCCTCTTCCTTGCTGGGAACAAACACGATTACGTCCCAGCCCAAATCAAGCAAGGGCTGCTCGAATTTGTCGTAGACGCTGTAATCGTCGTAGCTGGTAGTGATATCGTAGTTGTGTTCCAGGGCAGCTTTGGTTTGATGGATCGGAGTGATCTTGACGATAAACTTATCTCGGTCAAAGAGGGAGTCAAGCACTTTGGCGTCCAAAATCGTTGCTTCGGTTACAGCGAAGTTCAACGTATACTTTCTGCCAACCGGCATAGGCAAATCGCTGGCGATATTGGCGATTTCTCTCAGGCTCAGGGATTTGCCGGCGAACTGAGCTTCCCGCTGGTCGTCCGAAGTGCTGTTGATACTAAGTTGCAGCCCAGCTTCACCATGCCGCTGGGTATTCTTGATCTCGCACCAGTGCTTCAAATAGCTGGGGAGGTCGTTATTGCTACGAGGCATCATGGTGGAAACTACGGGATGAATGGTAACAGCGTGAAGACCACACTCTTTAACCAGGTCGTCCAATCGAGACTCGGTAAAATCCAGCACTGCAGGATTCCAAGTCGGCTCACCCATGCGAGCGTAGTGGACATTGAAACGGTTGGTAAAACGGACATCCTCATGTTCAATGATGTAGCGGATCTGATATTCGAGATCAGGCAGAGAGGCATTCCCGAAGAAGCCGTATTTATGAACATCGCAGAAGGTACATTTCATGGGGCATCCCTTCTGGCTGCTGATAGTCGCTACCCACTTGTCCATAAGGTCAACATCGTGGTGCTGAACGCCCTCAATCTTTTTGGTTAAGCCGAGGAAGTCGGCTTTGATGTTGTTTTCTTTACCGTAGTCACCCACGGTAAGAAACTCCAAACCAAGCGATCGGTTGAAGTAGATTTTACCCGTGTGGGTCAATACCATTTGTGTATCCATGTTGATATCCTCCTGGGTTACATGAAGAGGTGGAGCAGCCACCCGATGAACAGTGTGAGAAGTGCGTAGGTGATAGCAGTAATCCAACGATCCCAGAACGGGTCGGGGTTGGTATTGACTCTGGTGGTCACAATGAATGTGATGAGTGTATCAAGCCCCAGCGCTTGCACCAGGCCAATCATGGGCAGTCCGAGAGGAACAACGAACCAGTTCCACATAAACATGATGGTCGCTCCGCAGAGCACAGACAGCACCACGGCCAAAATGAATTGCAGCAGGTACGAAGGGTCGCTCAGAATGGGCTTCGTATCATTCTCATAGATATGGGACATTTTTATGGCCTCCTTAAATCAGCTTTTCGATATATTCCCGATCCTGAGTGAAGATGGGAATTTCGTGGTCGATGATCCATCTGTTACGGCATACGGTAATTTTCTGGCCGGGGTTGCGAGGATCGTCGATGGTTTCTTCAAACTGCCGTTTAATGCAACAGGAACCGCGCTTCAGCTCTGTGGGGAAATCGTTCCAGTTAATGCCTCGCTGAGACCAAAGCATTTCCTGAATCATGTTGCAGGTCTTTTTGTGCAGCTCGTGGTGGCTAAAATTGGCCTGACCTACGGCCTCAATACTGTTTCGGGTTGCGTCCTGTTGCCGCCAGATCAGACAGTTACAGACCTCTTCCTTGGGGACAGAGAAAGCGCGGGAATCGAACATGGCACCTCTTTTAAGAGAAGCATCATAATTAGCGTATAGAATAGCGCTTGCTAATGCTCTATCAGAAGTGTCGCCATTGCGTTGCGCATCTTCAATATCATTCCTCAAGAAGAACTGCACGACTTCTTTATTAAAAGCCTTATTAAAGGCCAGGGTCGCCATCGACGCCGAAACACTGCACATTTTCTGAATGTTATAGCTAAACCAAGCGTCGGTCTGAATAGTAGCATAGTCTGTCAGCACCAGAGTGATCTCATCGGACTGAGTGTATCCAAGCACACAGCCCTGGATGTTCTCACAGAGATACTTCATCGTCTCCTGCATAGCCTGAGTCAGTACGGGGTCGAAAGGTTTTTCCATGCCCTTCGTGAAGGTATGGAATGCCTTGCCGTCAAGCCGGATGATCGCAGGTACACGGCGGGTTAAGAAGTTGCGAGAAACACCCTCATAGCTTTTCATGCGGTCGCCCAGACTGTCGTTTTTCTTTGCCATTGTTATTTCATCTCCTCCCAAGGAATACGGATAGCGTGCTTGGTAGTCAGCAAATAGGACGTGCGCCCATATTTCTTTTTCCACTCGTCGAGGTAGCGCTGCATTTCAGCGATAGCAGCAGTCCCAATGTCATCGTAAGCGTCTTCGTACATTTCCTCGCAGGCAGAAGACACGATACTTGAGGCATCCAGCTCCATCTCTACCTTTTCAGTGCCCCACACATACAGCGGTTTTTCTATGAACTCTTCCCGATCTTCGTTCCAACTATCAAAGAAATCCTCCCAATAGCTGAAATATCCTTCGTTATGAGGGAAGAAGTCGCTTTGCGCCATTACAAATAGCGAGCCAAGAGCGTTCGACTCATGCTTTTCTGCTTTCTCCAACAGTTCTTTTTCTTTACGGGCTTCTTCCTGCTGGCGGCGTTGTTTTACGGCATCACAATCACAAATTGTTCGGCTTCTTGGAAGTTGCTTTCCACAGTCGGGGCAATAACGTACGACACCGTTATAACAGTTCGGACAGAACCGGATAGACTGGTGCTTGTAGGGGAAGTGACCGGCTCTCTTATCGGGGTCGTCAGACAACCCATAAGGATTATCTTCGATACGGAGGCCGATACCATGACAAACAGGGCAAATCTCCTCATTGTCATGAAGATCCTTTACGAGCGTTTTGCCGATCAGCTCTCCAAAAGCATCTTCAATTTTGATGACCTTCCGTGTGGGTTTCACAAATCCAGGCATACCTCAGACCTCCTTGTAGATTGCAGGGAGGAACGCGAGACCAACTTTTTGCGCCACCAGATAGGCGGAATAGCCGTCAACCAAGACGGCGTTATCGTCCAGGGCGACATTGGTATTGAACTGGCCGGTATGATAGAACTCCAGAAAACGCTTTGCGATCTTCTTATCGCTGGGCTTTGTGCGGGCCATGTACTCCGGGATCTTGATAGCGCTCATCAGCACCTTCTGGGTAGTGGCTTCGATTGTGGAGAGCGGGAAGGTAGCGCCGGAGGCCAACATAACCTCTTTCACATCCTGCTCGTCAAGATCAGCAGCCACAACGGTGCCATACCGCCGGCCACGCGCCGTATTACAGGCCACGCGAAATCCAGGCTGAAGTTTGCCTACAAGGTGCTCAGGAATCTCGAACCAGAATACCTTACCATAGGGCTTATGCTTTACCATAGCTACTTTCATTTGGCAGTCCTCCTATAAGGATAGAATAATTTACTTTGTTGCTATATGTATAGTATAATCACGGCCTCCCAATTTGTCAAGAGGGAAGCCGTGATTTTCTTTGTTGCTAATGAAGTTTGTTGTCAGTCTGTTGAAACAAGATGGAGAATAATGGCCTGTGGATTGTCGCAGTCTTTCAGGGTCGCTTTATAGTGCTGCTTCCACCAGCCATACAACAACTCAAAGTTCTTAATGGGCAGATATTCCTCCATAAGAAGCTGGGGATTATCTTGTGAAGCATAGTCCAGCCGAAGGAGTTTGATATCATCATCGGTAAAGGATCGAAGCGGCTTGCACTCGAACTTGGTGACAATAGCCTTACGCCGAATGGCATATTCCGGGAGCTGGCTGGCTGGACTCCATTTGATAGCCTCGTCATACTCGTTGGGTACAGCTCTGCTGTTATCCCAAGCATATAGGCCATCGGAGCGGTATATGATACCTACGGTGACTTTCTTTTCGGTTGTCTCTCCGTCTTTTTCGACCGGCTCAAAAATAGTCAGTCTTTTGAACGGTTCGAGAATGTTCACTACTTCACCGATTTCAGGCAGAAACCCCAGAGGGAGTGCAAACCCCTTCAGTAGTCCCTTCTCCCAAAGGTCGATGTCGTTCAGGTTCATCGGCAGGTTCATGGTCGATCGCCTCCAATCTGATTTGAGCTACTTGCGCCCAAGGCATTCCATAGTAAGGGCTTTTCTTCTTATCGCACACGCCATTGTCAATCCCGATGTATCTGCGCCCTTCCAGCTTGGCAGCAATAAGAGTAGAGCCGGTACCACAACAGTTATCCAGGACGATTGCACCCTCGTCAGTGTAAGTACGGATTGCGTAGCGCAACAGATCAACGGGTTTTTCAGTGGCGTGGAGTGCTACGGACGGATGGGGCTTAGGGAAGCGCCAAATTGACGCCGGGTACTTCATGTTACCGTCTGGCGACTCTACCAATGTATAGTTGCCATAGCTCCGGTTAGAATGAACGTCTTCCGCCTGTTTCCCCACGGCCTTACCCTTGGTGTGGTTTTTCTCACCAACTGTCATTTGCGGATGATACGGCGGCGGAGATTTGTAGAACACCATGATATCCTCGTGCTCTCTGAGCGGCATTTTCTTAGCGTTAAGAAATCCGCTCTTTAGCACCTTGTCCCAGATGATATTGTAGCGGTGCAGCTTAGGGTTAGAGAGCATCATGGTAGCAGTAAATTTATCCTGGCCGAACAGCAGGATCGCGCCGTTCGGTTTGATAATCCGCTCATACTGCTCCCAAAGCGGAGCAGGCGGGATAACCGAGTCCCATGAGTTCTGGGTTGCTCCATAAGGCAAATCACAAAGGATCATGTCAATGCTCGCATCGTCAATTTCCTTCATGATTTCCAAACAGTTGCCATTGACAACCGTATTAGGGAGGAGGCTCATGCGCTACCACCATCCCCGTCTACCGTTATGGTGTAGGCTATGACCGGGGCGTTGAAATGCTCTGCAGCATACGCCCGGATGATTTCTTCGGCGTTGTCAATGAGCACACCGCCAATTCGACGGCCTCTGGTATCCTCAGACATAACAATCGGTTCAGGGATAGATACACCTACCCGCTGTGCCATGTCTTTTACGTAACGCTTGCTGATGGTAGTTGGTACGACAATCGGATATCCGGTTATCGCTGATGTGTAAACTAAGGCGGTCGTTTTACCGCCGCCGCGTTTTCGGAACAGACCCTTCATGATTGTACTCCTCTTTGATTAAGTAAAGTAGCTTTTGCAAGCATTCGTCGTTGACGTTGAACTCGCTACACGGATCTCCAAACATGGGAACCCAGCAACTATACCGCGTACATCTGATTTTCCCATAATCTTTTCCGATGTCAGCGCAGACACGCTTTTTATCTGCGTGAGTGCAGTCACAGCACTTAACTGTAGCCATTGGGTATCTCTCCTTTGGGTATTTATGAAATTGGTGTTTCATTCACGTTTGTACGCCGGTTAAATGCCGCAACCGCCTCTTGATATGGATTCTCATTCCACTTGCTTTTGAATTTGAAAATCGTCTCACATTGCTTGCACTTCAAATCCAGCGTCATAGTTTTCTTTCCGTAATTGCATTGCCCGCCCCGTTCTTCAATTTCTCCTCCACAGAACGGACATGATTTCAGCTCATCCATCTCTTATCAGTGCCTCCGTCCATCTTCGCCCCGCAATTAGGGCAATATTTTGGTGTCATCCAACACGTCATTTTTGTGAAGTCGGTTCCACAGCAAGAGAATACCCTTTTCATACGACCATCCTCGATAGTCTCAATAATGCTTCCATGTCGCACCGGAACAACTTCAACCAGATGGTCGCACGGAACGCCGTCCTCTGAATCTGAGATAGCTTGTTCGATGGAATCGTAAAATTCGTGCGGGCAGCATCGTCCTTGTTTTTCGCAGATGAATTGTGTCATCAGTCAGCCCTCCAAATCCATCTTTGCCCCGCAGTGACAGTACGGATATTTCTCGATGTTTACTTTTACAGCAGACATGATTTCTCTGCCACAAACCGAGCAACGGTATTTTGCCTTTGTTGCCCATTCCTTGATTTGTTCCCACCGCCCATGAACCACAGGTGCAACATCAGCGGCGGGTAGGTTTTCGGCGTATTCAAGCACAGCCTCTATGCCAAAGATAAAATGCTCGTCTCCGTTCTCCTTATCATAGTGGTCTTTCCGAATTGGGAATTGTCTCAGTGCTTCTTTTTCGATATACTCAGACATTGTTTACCGCTTCCCAGTAGAACCGATGCCGCCTCGATCAGCGTTGCCCAACGTATCGACCGACTCGAAAAACAGCTGGGGCTGGTGCTTGTCAATGCGGAACTGGCAGATACGATCGCCGGCCTTAATGGTGGTATCCCGCATAGCGATGGCAGGGAAGAACCACTGGTCGTTGTCGCCGCAATAGCTTTCGTCCACCATACCCATATGGTTGGCCTGGATAACACCGAAATTCTTGAAGGTGGAGCTACGGGGAATGATATGGGCTTCATAGCCCTTGGGAAGCTGCATAGCAACTCCCAGAGGGATCAGCTTGAAGTCGCCAGCCTTCAGCTCAACATCCTCAGCAGCCCGAAGGTCAATCCAGTCGGATTTGCCGTCGATATACTCCAGAGGCTGAATTTTATCGCTGAGATAGCGAACCTTGATTGTCAGTACGTCCTGCATTGTTGGTATCCTCCTTAACCGAGATATTTCTTGAAAAATTCTGCAAGGGTTAGGTTATTTTGCCGTGCCAGGTCAATCGTGCAAGCGCAAACATTGCGCTCGGTGGAAGCCCCAATTTCATCGCAAAGATAGATGAGAATGTCGGGGTACTGATGGTTATGAAAGCATTCGTCCTTGTCCTTTTCGGTGCCGGCGCATCCGCCACCATTCCACAAATCGCTGCAATCCTGGCACCACTCTTTACGCTGAAGACCATCCCACGCCATCAATTTTTCACCATTGATAACATAGGCGCAGTCAACAGTGCCCAGATTAGAACCATCAGCGTGACGCCACCAGCCCCAATCGTCCTTCCAGTCATCGTCGTCGATAGCACAGATATTGTCAAAATCCTCTTTGGACAACAGCCAAACCTGGTATTCTTCACGCCGATGCTTAGGCTGAGGCTGATAATGGTAAGTACACACAGCAGATGTCAGGCCAAGACTTTTTACGGCATTGGCAAATTCGCCACCTGCTAAAATTTCAACAGCTTCCATATTTCCTCCTATTCGTAACGAATGAAGTGTACGGTGTTAAACTCTTCGCCGGGAAACTCTTTGAGTTGAATATAGGAGCACCAGCCGCCGATATCCAGACTTTCTACTTCGTAGACCTGCCCTTCAACCAACAGCTCGTGTGCCTTTTTGGATTCGTGCTCTCGGCCAGCATTCAGGTTTACGGCTTTGACCTTACATCCGCGTTCGCAGTGAAGAACATCAGACTGATCCTCGGCGCATTCACTACACAACCAGCCTATCTGGTAGTCCAGCGTAATACCGTCCAGGAGCTTCCCGCATTTAGGACAGCGAAATTCGATTTTTTCATTCATAGTGCTCACCCTCGTATAGGACAATTTTCTTTTGTCGCAAGGTTTTCTGTACGTCGATGACCCGCTGATTTGCAGAACCACGCCATTTCAACATCCGGTCAGACAGCTCCATTTTGAAGGGGCCGTCAACCACAACGTCACATGATGTCAGTAAAGCCATTTGTGCAGACTGGTGATTATCCTCGTCTTTGTCCGGGGAAAGTGGATTGTAGCAGTCCTCCCAGATAAATCCAGTCCATAGCCACACGGTTTTACCGATTGAATGCGTGTAGAAGCAAAGATCAATGAGATCGTAAATCCCGCCATAGTCCTGGCAAAGCGGATCTCCGCCAAGTAGAGAAAGTCCTGAGATAACAGGGTTGGCAAGCATTTCGTGGATCTCTGCGATAGTCTCCTTTGTGAATGGCCTACCACAGTTAAAATCCTGCTCCTCTGGATTAAAGCAGCCGGGGCAGTGATTCGTGCATCCGCTTACGAAGAGGGAGGTGCGGACTCCCTCTCCGTTTGCGATGTCATAGTTGCGGATCTTCGCGTAGTTCATTCGTCGCCACCCAGGTGGACATAACGTTCTTTGATTTCTTGCGTTCTGCCCTGATTCCAGTCATTCAGGCCGATGTAGCCGCAGGTACGCCGCGCAATGTTCATCTTGCTCTTATCGGTATTCCCGCAGTTGGGGCACTTCCAGATCAGCTTGCCGCGATCGTCGTCCACAATCTCGATTTCCTTATCCCAGCCGCACACCTGGCAGTAGTCGGATTTCGTGTTCAGCTCCGCATACATGATGTTGTCGTAGATGTACTTCAACACCGTCAGTACGGCGGGAATGTTGTCAGAGAGGTTCGCCACTTCGATGTAGCTGATTGCTCCGCCCGGAGAGAGCTTCTGGAACTGAGACTCAAATCTCAGCTTATCAAAAGCGTTGATATGCTCTGTGACGTGAACGTGATAGGAGTTGGTGATGTAGCCCTTATCGGTGATGCCCTCGATCACACCAAAGCGCTTTTGCAGACACTTGGCAAATTTATAGGTGGTGCTCTCAATAGGAGTGCCGTAGAGAGAATAGTCGATATCCTCAGCGGCTTTCCATGCAGCGCACTTGTCGTTCATGTACTGCATGACCTTGAGAGCAAAAGGTTCGCCGTCCGGGTCGGTATGGCTCTTACCAGTCATCGCCATAACGCATTCGTACAGGCCGGCATAACCCAAAGAGATGGTGGAGTAGCCGCCGTGAAGCAGCTTGTCGATGGTTTCACCCTTTTTTAGGCGGGCCAAAGCGCCGTACTGCCAGTGGATAGGAGAAGCGTCGGACAGGGTGCCGCTCAAACGCTCGTGACGGATTTGAAGCGCCTTATGACACAGCTCCAGCCGCTCGTCGAAAATCTCCCAGAAGGTGTCGTACAGATCCTGAACATCGTTATGGTCGCCGGTTGCCTCCCAAATTTTCAGAGCACTCAGAGCAACATCGGGAAGGTTGATGGTGACGACTCCCTGGTTGAAACGCCCGTAATACTTGGGCTTGTCGGGCTGATAATTGCCGGCATTGGCAACATTGTCCCAACCGTTACCGGAGCGGTCGGGCGTCAAGAAGCTACGGCATCCCATACAGGTATAGCAATCGCCGCTACCTTCGCTTTCACCCTTGGAGAGCTTGTACTCGCGCATCTTCTTTTCGGAGATGTAGTCGGGTACCAGCCGTTTGGCAGAGCATTTGGCACACAGCTGGGTCAAATACCAGTAGGGAGAATCCTCGGTGATGTTATCCTCTTCCAGCACATAGATCAGCTTGGGGAATGCCGGGGTCGTCCAAACGCCTTTCTCATTTTTGACGCCTTGATACCGCTGCCGCACGACTTCTTCGATGATCATAGCGAGGTCTTTCTTGGTCTGAGGATCGCTGACCTCGTTCAGATACATAAAGACGGTAATGAACGGAGCCTGACCGTTGGTGGTCATAAGGGTGATCACTTGATACTGGATAGTCTGAACACCCTTCTTTACTTCTTCACGGACACGCTCTTCGACCAGATCAGAGATCACTTTCTCGGGGTCTGCAAAGTTGTCCGGGGAAGAAATTTTCAGGAACTCAGCCTCTACCTGCTTGCGAATCTTTTGCCGGCTCACCTCAACAAAGGGGGCAAGGTGGGACAGGGAGATAGACTGACCGCCATACTGATTGCTGGCTACCTGAGCAATGATCTGGGTAGCGACGTTGCAGGCGGTTGAGAAGGAGTGAGGCTTTTCAATCAAGGTGCCGGAAATAACTGTGCCGTTCTGGAGCATATCTTCCAGATTGATCAGACAGCAGTTCATCATGTGCTGCACAAAGTAGTCGCTGTCATGGAAGTGGATAATGCCCTCTTCGTGCGCCTGCTTAATGTCATCCGGCATAAGCAGACGGTCAGTAATATCACGGCTTACCTCGCCGGCGATGTAGTCTCTCTGGGTAGAGAGGATCGTGGGATTTTTGTTGCTGTTCTCCTGGATGACCGTTTCATTGACGTTATCCGCAATAGAGAGGATTTTGCCGTCCAGAGAAGAAGCGTTCCGCAGAAGCTCATGTTCATAGCGGTACTTGATGTACGCTTTGGCGACTACGAACTCGCCCTCTTTCATCAGCTCAGTTTCCACGTCGTCCTGGATTTCCTCAACAGAAATCGCACGGTTGCGCCGCTGATAGCGGTTATACAAACGGGTGGAGATTTTCTTGGACACCTCGTTCTTATCTCCTACCGCACTGAGCTTTTCAACCTCCGTGAATGCCTTGAGAATGGCGTTGGCAATTTTGCCTTTGTCAAAGTCGGCTTCACGACCATCACGTTTAATGACAACCATAAAAATTCCTCCTTACAAAAGATAGCTGTGGATAACTTGGTCAATTTCTTCCCACGTGTTTACCCGGAGCGCATCATGAGCTACATGATCGAAGCTACGATTATGGGGACGGTCAAAAAGAATTTTGGCGTATTCGCCCCCAACCAAGTTGTGTGGGGCGTCGTCAATCAAAACGTCACCACGCACCATTTGCTTGTTGCAGGCAAAAATGATGTGCTCCCAGTCCAGGAAGGGGAACAGCTCTAAAAGCCGTTCCACCTTCGTTTTACAGGTGTGATAGCTGGATGCAGTTACCATGTAGAGCTGGTGCCCCTCGTCATAGAGCTTTTGGAGTACCTCAACAGAGCCGGGGATCGGAGTGATACGCCGCCAAAGCTCGTCATTATGGAGGACGCCGAATACCTGCTCTTTCGTCAGCGTGGGGAAAGCAAGGGAGATATCCCAGCCGTGAACATCTTCCGGCGTTACGGAAGTGCCATAACGCTCGTTCAGCATTGCGATCCAGCAATCGCTCAGGTTTTCTACGGTATCGTCGGCATCAAACAGAATTGTCAGTTTCTTCATGGAGTTCTCCTTTGAGAGCGTTGTTCACAAAGTTGTTTACGGCCTCTTTGAGATCTTCCAAACTGCCGCTGTTGACGATCGTAGCGTCGTATTGGTAATCGTCCAATGCAGTCTCCGAAGCGTGCTTCTGCTGCTCTTCGGTCAACGGAGACACAAAGTTGGGGCGAACTACCCGCAACAAGATGGCGTCCATGCCGTAGGTCTCGTAGATCTCATACTCGTTGGGGAAACGGGTATCAGGGATAAGCACGTAATCCCACTCGTCGCAGAAGATGTCGAGGATACTGACGATGAAATCTACCCAGTAGTCAGGAGAGACAGCGCGGATTTTGTCAGTACCGACACGCTGGAGAAGCGTGCGCCCCTTTTCATCCTTCTTGCCGTCCCAGCCAAAGAAGGTCTTACATACGTACTTGACCAGATCGCCGTAGTGAGCAATCAAAACACGGTTGCCTTGGGCTTTCAAAGTCTCCTCCAAAAGTTTGGCGGTAGTGTCTTTGCCGTGCTGGGCTTTACCCGAAATGCAAACGATTTTCATTCCGCAGCTCTCCTTCCTTTTCTGCCGCAGGACTTCTTCTCCCGGCAGAACCCGAAGTATTCGCACTTCGGCATAAAGTGGTGATCGACCAGATATGCCCACTCGTCGGAATACTCTCTCAGAGCATTACTAACGTCAGCGAACAGGCCACGGTACTCGTGATAAGCCCTGTTGCATTCCCGCTGATGTGACATATCAATCAGGTTGCGGAGATTGTGCTTGCACACAACCTTAGTGCTCATGCCCAAGGGAAGACCGAGTGCGGTATCTTCTCTGGGGATACCGAGCTTTTCCAGCGCCTGCAGTCCGGTCTGGATATGAGACATAATCCAGTTGTAGATCTTGACAGCGGCAGGATTCCCCGCGATGCTGGGAGGCGTTACAAAGTCAAAGCCGCTTTCATAGTCAATGTACCTGGTACTGGCCTGCAGTCTGGTGGGAGCGCCGCCGATGTGGGTGTACCACTCGCGGATCACTCTGGCAGAATAGCCGTCCAGGATCATATAGACATCCGGGAACTCAAACGTTCTGCCGTGCTCACTCTCCAAGCAATCCAAGCCGCGCTTGTAGTTTTTTTCGGGGTCGCTGATATCTGCACCCCAGCAGACACCAGCTTCCTCACCGATCATGGAAATGGGGTTCTTATAGGTGAACCGCTGAATTGTAACTGTTCCCATATTGATCCTCCTTGTTTAATTTACTTTGTTGCTATCAAGTATAAGTGCGAAAGACATGATCGCCGATCGTCTTATAATAGCTACCATAGGTCAAACATCCGGTAGAAAAGTACACCACATCGGTGTTCAAATCCAAAGCCGGATAGCCGGCAAGAGCGGCTTCTACTGCTTTCATCTGCTCAGGCTCATAGTGACTTCCCACTGCAAACTGGTAGGGTGCAAGGAGAATATCACTGATACTGCCGGAATACGCTTCGTGCATATAGCGGTTAAGCGCTACCTGTACCACGGCAACCTGACCATCAAAGCTCTGGTTTCCTGCCTCGCTGTAGGCCATACACGCCAGCAGCTCTTTTTCGGTGTCCGTGGGTGACAGTTCTGCATATGGGTTAGGGTCTGCCTCGGGTTCTGCCGGTTCTTCCTCAATAGGAATAGGCGTAGGTGTGGGCGACACTTGAAGCGGCGCAGAGTAAACACAAAGCTCCGTTTCGATGGGGACTTGTGGTGTTTCCTCCTCTTTGTTCGGGACGAACGACATTGCACTCAGAGATCCGCAGACTACCAAGAAACATAGCGTCGCCCTGAGAACTTTCTTGAACCATTTCGATTTCGTCTCGTACATTGAAAATGCCTCCTAAATTACATAGTCGTAGTTGTACAAATACAGATACCCACGCCGCTCGCCCCATCCATTCATAGGAACATAAATGGTATCGTAGCGTTGAAGCGGTTTGCGATCGTAGAGTTCTGAGTAGATTGTCCACCGATTTGTTTTTCCCGTGCCAATCGACCGCACCTGCAAGGCGTAAGCCCAAATCTCTTTGGTTTTCTTGCTCCGCAAGGGGTAGATATCCAGAATAACCAGCTTTCGCTGATCTTCTTTTTTATTGGTGGTCAGGTCAATATAGCCCAGGTTTTCCAACTGAATCTGCATTTTGCTTTTCAGGTCGAAATCCTGAATGTGCATATCCTTGACCATCACTTCCAAATGCCGAAGTAATCCGGGCAAATCGGTGAAGGTATAGCTTTTAGCTGGCTGGCCGCTTTTGGACTTATCAGTTGCATACTGGGCGATTATGGGTTCCAAATCAGCCGTTACCTTGTCCTTGGAGATCTTCTTCATCGTTCCGTTCTTGAAAAAAGAGAAGAAGTCCACCATACGCAACAACTCTTTGGAATTGCCATACTCGGCAAAATAGTCGATCTTCACCAAGATATCCCGCTGCCGTGTATCCAAGTGTGTTTTCTCGTCCAGCTGCATAAGCAAGTCCATAAAAGATTTAGGCTTACCGGCCTTTGCCAGCTCGTAAAGTTCGTTGGCAACATCGGCATTCATGTACTTTACAGAAGAAATACCCTTGGCGATAACCTTCTCTTCGGTATTCAGCAAATATTTATCCTTGGAAAGGCCAAAACGCGGCGGGACAATCCTGATCCCGTAAAGCGTTGCCAGCTCGTTTCCGTTCTTTACATCCTCCTCGCCGTTGGCATTGTTAAGGTAGGCTGTGATGAACTCATACGGATGGTAGTACCGCAGATAAGCGCACAGGTAGCCAATCATGCAGTACCCGACTGAATGGTTGTAGCCAAACATATAGCTGGAAGCATCCTGGATGATCTGCAAGAACTCCTTTGCTTCCTGCTCTGCAACTTCACGAGGCTGCGGTGACTTTTCACAATACCCTTCAAGAATTTGCGGGAGAGCTTTTTTCAACCGCTCTTCATCTTTTCGTCCGATAGCGCGGCGGGTATTATCTGCATCTGACCCGGAGAAGCCGCAGATTTGCTGTAGGAACTTGATAACGTCCTCTTGGTAAATAAGATAGCCGTTATTATCTGCCAAAAGTTCGTCGATGATGGGAGAGGGGTTCTTGTGAGGCTTATGCTGCATAAGGTCGTCACGGTACGACGCGCCCGAAGGACGAAGCGCCGCTGTAACAAGGCTCATGTCGAAAATGCTGTGCGGCTCGTACTGCCTAAGCATCTGGAACGCGAACTCTCCTTCAAACTGGAAGATACCAATGGGAGATCTCAGCATATCCTTCCAGACAGCCTCATCATTCCAGTTGATTTCGTGAGACTTCGGGTAAGGTTTACCCAGCAGCTCATAAGCATCTTTGATAATCTCAATGTTTTTCAGCCCGAGAATGTCATACTTGACCAAGCTGACCTCATGCACGCACTCCATGTCAATCTGCAGGATTTCCTTCCCGTCAGAGATAAACGTACCGTAGTTGTCTCGAAGGGTAATAGGACTTGCCACAATACCGGCAGGGTGCATAGACTGAGAGATCGCCACGTCAAGAAGCCCGTCATAGTAGTAGAATACTTCGGGGTACTTTTCCCGAGCTGCTGCCTCGTCTGCCTCAAACTCCTTTTTGATATTGGCACTCGTCTTACCAGCCCAGGGGTTCTTAGCAAAGATCCTTTCGTTTTCTTCTTTGAGTTTTGTGTACTCTTTGGAAAACTGCTTGATCAGCTCGGCGCGAGGTATATCTTTCATACGGTTGGGCAAGAGGAGGTTGCCGGCTTCGTCGAAGAAATACAAACCAAATCCATCTCGCGCATCTCCAAAAACGATCTTTACATTCTCATCTTTGAGCTGCGTCATCACTCTACGGAACTCTTTCTCGTCCCGTTGGTGTTCACGATTCCAACGCAGTGCCAAAGCACGGCAGATCTCGTCAATACAGCCTTTGGATTTGATAGTGCCGATCGCCAGAATAAACGCGGTCTTTTCTTGACCAAAACGGTTGATGATGTAGTCGTAAACCAGATCGCGTTGGGAGGGAGATACGTCGATATCAATATCGCCAATCTCCTTACGATCTTCGTTACAAAAGCGGCTGAACACTGTATGCCATGTCTCAGGATTGAGGTCTGTTGTATTGGTGACATAAGCTACACGAGATCCACCACAGGAACCACGATTGAAACCAATGGGAATACCATGAGATTTACACCATGTCACCAATTCGCTCATGAAAAGCATGAAGCCGGACATCTCAATTTTGTCAAAGACCCGGCATTCCTCAGCAATGGCCGCTTTGAACGGCTCGACCTGCTCTGGAGTGATAGCACCCTCTTTGATCTTCGCTTGCAGGTTATCATCAAGAACTTGATGAAGTACCTCTCGATCGCGTTCACCATAGAGAATGGGATACTTGAACGAGATATCCAGCTCAAACGGCTCTACAGAGTCGGCCATACGGTTGGTGTTCTCAATGGCCTCCAAATACATCGCTTCCGGCAAGGCGTCCTGCGTTGCGAACATTGCTACTAACTCGTCATAGGATTTATAGGTAAGGTCAAACGTATCTTCGTCGGCAAACTCGATGTGTTTACTCAACTGCAAGATCGTTCGGCACTCAGCCTTGTATTTGTTGAGGCTATGAGTATCGGTACCTGCAATAAGCGGGATGCCGTATTTCTGAGACATTTCCGCCAAGTGGCGATTGTAGGCAACCTGCTCCGGGTGGTCATGCGCTTGGATTTCCAGATAGTCGTAGTGCTTCAGCAGCCGCTCATACATAGGATGAGTAATGCTCATGCGATTCAACGGGGAAGCAAGGCAGGCACTGATCTTAATGACATTACTGGAAATACCAAGAAACTCATCAAACGTGATACGGGGTTTGTAGTAAAAGTGGTCGTCCTGGCTTGATCGGCTGATTAGCTCGTTCATCTCCTGAAGACCAGCGTAGTTCTTGGCAATCAAGATGGTGTGGTAGTTATCGCGTACCTTGTTCTGCTCTCCGGTGCGTGGATCGGTAAGCAATAGCTTTTCAGTCAAATAGACTTCGCAGCCATGCAGATATTTCAATCCGGCCTTATCACAGGCCATCTTTTTGGCGACCCACTGATAGATGTTACCATGCTCCGTAAAAGCAATGGCAGTCTGCCCCAGCTCGACAGCCTTAGCGATATAGTCCTCAAACTTCGTCGCGCTGTCTAACAGTGACAATTCAGTATGGACATGGTATGCCGTATAGTTACCGCTCAATAAGATCACCTCCGATTGTGCCACGGCCCGTCAAAGGTATCGTCAACGCAAAAGTTTTTCAGACAATCCTCACATACAAGATGAGAACACGCCCTACGAACTCGGCCTGTCTTATACATAGTGCCATTAGCAACCTTTGTCTCTTCTTCTGTAAACCAAACAGGGATAAGGCTACCGCCACAGTCACATACTCCGAAATCCACCATAGTTAGCCCTCTCTGTCGTTCACCGCTCCAAATGCTTCATCTTCGGAGGCACGCTCTTCAGCAAGCAGCTGAGGAGGGAGAGGCAAAGGCTCTTTGTACTCCTTCTTGTCCCAAGAGAAACGACGGTCGTACTCGTCCATATCGCCGAAGAAACGGCGGGAAGCGGGATCGTAATAGAGGCCAACGTCGATATTCTGCCGGCCAAACATACGGTCTTTGACGATAGTTACGATCACATCGTACTTGAGCAACTGGCGGCGCTTCTCAGAATATTTTGCAGCGTTCTCACGCTCCGCATCCGTCACTCGCCGCAGGCCAATAGTCCGATGTGCCAGGTTCACGATGTTGCTGGTTCCAGCGATATCATAGATACCTACATTGGTTCCGGCGTCCATCTTTCGAGGGTGGCAAACAAGAATTACAGCCACTTGATATTTCTTAGCAAACTCAATGAGCTTCTTAATCGTATCTGTCTGAGAGCGCAGCTCCTCTTCGCTGGTTTCAGTGTCAATACACATGAAGTTGTCGAGAATCAGGCAACGGGCACCGTGTTTTCGCACGGTATCCGTCATAGAGGCGATGAGCTTATCCAGTGTGTTGTCGTAGTCGTCACGATAGATATGCCAACGCCCTTTATAGGTCTTGTTGATCTCGGCAAGCGTCGTTGTGGAAATCTTCTTGTAAGGATTACCCCGACGAGAGATAGCATCTGTGATATTGCGGGGGCCGGCGAAAATGTAGTTGAACCAAGACTTTTCTACACCGTTGGGAAGTTCGCCACTGAAAAGCCATGTACCGATGTCATTATCGAGAGAGTTACACGCGAGCTGAGTAAGAAGACTGCTCTTACCAGATCCGGGTTGACCACTCACGATAGTAAGCGTTCCAAAAAAGAGCCGCATCAGCTCATCATCAATGGCTTTCAGCCCGGTAGTCACACCGTCAACATCCTCATACTCGGTCGGTTCAACGTCGGAAAGATCAACCACAGAAGGAACGGGAGAGTCCTTAGCGTCCAAAATCAGCTCTAACACCTTGTCTTTACCGCAGACGTAAAGGATCTCATTCAGGTCTTTTGTTACCCGTCCAGTATTTCCAATGGGGATTGCCGGGATATCTACAACCTTTGTTCGCCAGCTACCCAACCGAGGAACACACTTTTTCTGCATTTTTACACCGGCGTCATCGTTGTCGGCGCAAAGGATAATGCTGTCAAACTGGTCGAGCCACCCCAGGTTTTCGTCAATCCAGTGGTCATTTGAACTACCCAGAGGGACAGAAACAGCATTTTTGAATCCTGCTTCGATCGCGCTAAGGCAATCCGGCTCGCCCTCACAAATCAGAAGGGGAGAATTAACGTTGATACGGTTCATGTTGAACAGCAACGGAGCTGTATCAGAGTTTTGCTGGCACCAGCACTTTGCTTGACCATGCTGGACTTTATGCGACGGTTTGTATTTCACCATCGTCAACACGTCGTTTGTGTCATAGTAGTTGAATACCGCGTTCCCCTCGGAATCCTGCCGCACATCTGCATAATCCAATGTCTCAGGACTGATCTTGCGCTGTTGGAAATATGCGTACACTTTGGATTTATCGGTACAAGCAACTTCATGGGGGTATCTGTAATGCCGTTTTGTTTTTACACCCAGCTCTCCAAAAGAGTAGGGCATTTCAGCAAGCTCAAAGAGCTTCTTGCAGGCTTCGGCATAAGTCGCGCCTTTATACATGAAAACGTCCAGAATGTCGTAGCTACGGCCACAACTACCGAAACAACGAAAGTTGAATGCTTTCTTGTTGTAAATGAAGGAAGCGTGATCCTCCTGATGGAAGGGGCAGCAACACTTCATGTTTTTCTCATCGAAATCGGTAATCCCCAGCTCTTCGACGATAATTTGAGCGTTACGGTCTCCGAGTTTTTCTTTGGCCTGCAAAATTGCTTCTCTATCAATCTGCACGGGTAAAATCACCTCAGTTCTTCGGTAAGCCCGCCCACTTCATGTGGACGGGTCTTATCCGAATGAAATCCGTCTTTCATTTGCCGTTCAAGATGCGGATAGCACTCTCGGCCTCCTCAACACCGAGTCCTCGGCGCATTACCGTCTGAACCCAGTGATCTTTGTTCGGCTCGATATCTGTCCGGTCGTCCAGAATTACGAAGTCTCCGACCTCGCTATGTTCTTTTAACCAGCAGTCAATTTCCATACCTCTGTGACAGGATGGCAGCTCCGGCGTAAAGCCATAAAGACGAACCCCGTATTTCAACAGCTCTGCTTCCAGCTCCAGATAGTCCCCGTTGTATCTCGGGTCGTCTCGGTCATATCTCCAATCACTGGAAAGAACGACCTTAGCTCCTGTCATGTTAATGATGTGCTTCAGGTTCTTCATTTGCCTGTTGCCAACAAACGTATAACCGCCTTTGGTTCTGCGGACTGTACGATCACTGTTGAGTACACCGTCAACGTCGAGGAAAATTACCTTGATCTTTTCCATCACTCATATTCCTCCGTGACATATTGGCTGGAATGCTCGCAATGCTCGCGCACAGAGCACAGGTAGTCACAAAAGAAACGGTCAGGTTTGGCAGGAAAACTCCTTGCCTTATAGATGTCGTCGATGGAACGCAGGAACCAGTCTATGTCCTCCTGAGCAGTTACGATGTTGAATGGCTCTCTATCCAAGATACCTTCACGGAACTTGTTGAACCAAAGTTCACGCGGCCACTCACCGTAGATCTCTTTGACCCGTACTGCATACAAGTTCAGTTGGCGGAGATATTTGCGGCGTTCCTCTCTGGATTTCCATTTGCCCCGGCTTTTGTGATCGCAAACGATCAGCCCAGACCTATTACGAAGCACCAGGTCTATAATACCTACCACTGGTCTGCCGCCCAGTGTAGAGGTATACCGATCTTCGACCGCAAGCACTTTTTCTTCGTCTCCCAGTTGTCCACCGAAATTATCGAAGTATTCCATACCGCGCTCATAGTAGCTATCTTCCAGCCGGGGAAATGGAAACCGTTCTGTAACTGCTCTTGCGTATTCCTTCTCATAGAGGCCGGATAAATCCCACAGCTCGACCTGCTGACGAAAATATCGCTCTAAAAGCGAGTGCGCCAGTGAACCCCATTGGGCAAAAGCGTTGTCCACGCGATCCATGCACTGGAGGTAAGTAAGGTCAAACATACGCGGGCACTGATCAAAACTGCTAACGCGGGAGTATGACCAGTCCATAGCGTCCAGGAGAAAAGAATTATCCATCAGAAGGGCAGCTCTCCATCTTCCTCACCGATATCTGCGAAGTCTCTATTCTGAGAAGGAGCGGTAGCATATCCGGTGGTGGGGGCAGAGGCGTTGTCAGAAGTCTCGCTGTCCTTCTTAGAATCACCGAAATAGACGTTCTCGGCAATGATGTCTACGGCAGAACGCTTGTTGCCGTCCTTATCGGTGTAGTTGCGCTTCTGCAGCCGACCGACAACAACGATCATGCGCCCCTTGCCAAAATACTTGCCAACGAAATCCGCCGTAGAGCGCCACGCAGTCACATCGAAGAAGTCCGTCTCACGCTCATTGTTCTGCTTGTTCACGATGTCGCGGTCGCAGGCGATAGAAAAGCTGCACACGGAGATATCATTGTTTACCTTCTTGATCTCAGGATCGCGGGTAAGACGACCCATGATGATTACCTTATTAAGCATTGTGCTTTACCTCCAGTTTCTTGATCTGCTCAACGACTTTCTGAGCCGTTGCGATATCCTTGATAGCGTTGGGGTTCTTCACACCGGCAACACTTTCGATAGCCTTGTAGATGGTGTCTTTGGACACGCCGGCTTCCAGCTTCCCGGCAACAACGCTCAGGATCTCCTGTTTCACATCGTCCAGATCGTCTTCCTTCTTCTTGCGGGCGGCGCTGGACAGCTCCTCACCCGTCCAAAGAGACAGACCCAGGCCGTGCAGAGCAGCACACTTGACCAAGCAGCGCTTGATAGACTTCTCTGCATCGGCAGAGGTGATCGTGTCGATGGGAATAGACTTGTTACGGAAGTCCATAACAGCCAAAGACTCCGTTTCAGTCTGGTCGTTGATGGTGATAGATACCTCCACCCAGGCGGTCTTTCCGTCCGTATGGTAGATGCAGCCGTCAGCAGCCTTGTTGATGGTAAACTTGGCGCTGGGGAAGAGAGATTTCACGATCATCCATGCCTTAGACCAGGGCAGATAGATGATCTTGTCTTTCTTCTTGAGGTGTTCCGTGATGTCGTACTCGTTCAGAATTTGAAAAACGCTTTTTTCCATGTTAGCCTCCGTTGATTTACTTTGTTGCTAAATGCGTTTTTTAGGCGGAGCGAATAATTCACTATCTGGGACGCCACGCCTAATTCTCCCCAGAAGTGTTGACCGATTAAGGTTGTGCCTTTCTGCTATTTGCTGAATCGTACCAGTCTCTCCACATATTGAATACAAACGACCGGTTCTGGACGGCTGAGATACGGCTTCTTCCAACGGGATACCTTTACGCAAGCGATTCGAGATTGTGTGTTTTTCAAGTCCATACATTCTTGACAAATCAGCGGATGATACCTTTTCACCATTATGTTCAACAAGAAAACTGGTACTCCGGTTTCTTGCCTGAGCACTTTTGGGTATCCATTCGCAGTTTTCAGGTGAATATCCTGCGTTATTGTTTTTGCGCTCGATTGTTAGGCTGTCATTATATCCGTGTGATATAGCCCAATCGTAAAAACAGTCATACGAATTAAGCCATTCGTCACAAACAGTAATACCACGTTCTCCGTAGCGGTGAAACTCATGGTGCGTTTTCCTGTAGCACCGGCTTTTCATTCCAATCCAGATTCCGTACAGCCTATCGCTGCGGCTATGAACCCATTTTTTCTTTGCCATATCTTAACCTCTGGATTCAACTAAATAAGTTGCCTCCATATCTGCCAAATGCGTCATGACTGCGAGCGGGCAAATCTCAAAAGCGTTGCCGGCACCGTAGTCTCCACCTTTAACTGCACAGTCCCATGCTCCCATGTGCCAGCGGATTGCAAAGATTTCGTCACGTGTGAGCTTAATGAAGCTCTGCAGGATGATGACAGATTTCTCGCCATGACCAAGCGGGAGACGATCTTCCGTTTTGTAGAACGGCTCCTTATGCCATGCGCCCGTAACATCATCCTTGACGTTCCGAGAGCTGACGGTGTAGTAGTTTACCTTCGTCAGGTCGTGGAACAACGCAGTGACCGCCACCGTCTCCGGTGAGATCTCCAGTTCAGGATAGCGAGCCACAAACCCAGAGAGCTTGTCGTACACATTGAGGCTATGCTCCAGCAGCCCGCCAGTATAGTTGCCGTGGAAGCGCGTGCTTGCCGGCGCAGTATAGAAGTCAGAACGTTCCAACCACGCCATCAGGTCTTCCATACCCGGACGATTGATAGTAGCGCAAATTTCAACGAACCGTTTTTTCAGATCGTCCAAATTTGCGCTTTCTACATTCACTACATCCATATTGACCACTCCTTTATTATGTTGGTGCCCCGAGGAGGGGACAATGCCCCTCCTCGTAAGGCGCAGGATTACTCTTCGATGATCTTGAAGAACACGTCGGTTCTACGGTTCAGGTAGGCATCGGCAGAGCCGGGATCTGCAACCATCTTCATGTTGCCATTGCCGACCGTAATCAGACGGTTCGGATCAATACCGCAAGCGATGAAATACTTGGCGACAGCCTTTGCACGTTCAGCAGACAGCGCCTGTCCAGAGTCGGAGTAGTTGCGGGCATTGATATTGCCCTCCACCTGGATAATCGCACCATCCAGAGTATTGGCGATAGAGACGAACTCATCCATGATGGCGTACGCCTCTTCGGGGTTCTTGAACTGAGCGGTATCAGCCACAAACTCAACGGTCATGGATTTGGTCAGCAGCGCCTCATAATTGACAATTTCCTGCTTCTGCTCCTCGGTCAGCTCAACGGGCTTGCTGGTAGAGGTAGAGGTAGAAGAATACTTGCTTGCCAGAGGGAGCAGATACTGGTTATCAAAGAGTGTCATAGCCGCCTTGCGATTGACCGTCTCGCCCAAAGACTCCCAGATATCACACATATCGAAGTAGACAGAAGGAGCAGTGGAGTCCAGCACTTCCTTATTCTCGGCGTAGCCCATCATTTCGGCATCGCCGCACTGAGCCTTAATTTCCTCGTCGGAAACACCGGCGAACATAGGCATGACAGAGCGGATGTAGTCAAACTCAGTGGTATACATTGCGTTGGCCTGGAAGATACCATCAATAAAGGCGGTCACAACATCGGGGTGCGCCTGGGCAAAGTCGGAACGGAATACGATACCGTCCATAATCAGGCTCTTAGAGGCTGTGGTAGAGAACATGATGTGCGCATCGCTGTTTTCGGTTGCATAGGACAGATAGGGCTGCCAAGTTGCTGCCACGTCCAGCTGGCCGGCGAAGAATGCCTCACCCGTCTCAGACGCATCGTCAAACAGAATCATGTTATCAATGATAGACTGCTTGTCAGCATCGGACAGGTCACTCTTATTAACAAACCATGCCACAAGCGTCTGGGCTTCGCTGAATCTGGGGACGCCGATCTTCTTGCCCAGCAGATCATTCACGGTGTTGATACCGGACTTAGCAATAATGCCGTCGCCGCCAGCGGAGTAGTTGGTGAATACCGGCATTACTACATCCAATCCGGCCTCCTGGAACTTACCAGACAGGAACGCGGTACGGTTGGTGGTATAACCCGCAGCATTCAGCTCTCCGGTAATCAGAGCGTTGCTGCTGGCAGTTGCGTCATTGATGATATTGATGTTGACCTTAATACCCAGCTGGTCGAAAATTGAACCAGGCTGCGTGGTCAAGCCCTGGTTAGCGTCGATAATAGGCTTCCAGCCTACCCACTCATCCAGAGACAGGTTAATCACGGGATCAGAGGTATCCGTCTTGCCAGCGGAGGGCTTTGTCGTGGGCTTCTGGGACGTGCTGCCAGACTGGGTGCCCGAACTGATGGGCTTGTCGTCCGCGATGTTGTTCTTGTAGTAGTTGTAGCCGAAGCCGCCGATACCGGCGAGGAGCGCCAGCACGATGACGAAGATCACCACACGGCCAGCGGTAGTAAGTTTCATTCTCTTCATGGTAGGTTACTTCCTTTCCTCTTTCACTTTGGATTTAGAAGCGTCAAAGGTGACGCCAGACCGTGGAGCCTGAATAGCCGGCTTCCCGCTATACTTTGTGGCGAGAGACTGCAGGTAAGCATCCGACTGAGCTTTCGCCGCATTTTTCTCAGCCATTGACATTTTGGTGGTGGTACGGCTTGCGTGAACGACAATCGCACCATCAACCTCTTTGCGAAGATCCTCCGCTCCGTCCCGGACGCTACCCAAGAGCTTATCAGTGGCGGAGTCCCGGCGCAGCTCGTCCAGATCGCCCAAGAGATCCTTCATGTTGCCACGGAGTTTCATTTCTTCGACAGTCATACGGCTCTGCTTTTTCAGCTCGCGGAGCTTCTTGTCGTACGCTTCATAAACGGTCTGAGCCTCTTTTACCATGGGTTCAAGCTCTCGCAGGTATCCCTCTTTTTGGGAGATTTCAAACAGGATTTCCTCACGCCTGGTTGAAAAGATGGCAGCATCGGCCATATTGCCAGATCTGACCAGAGACTCACACTTTGATTCAACGTCCTTCAATTCTCCATACAGCTTGTTGAGGTTCTTCTGGACGGAGGATTGCTCGCCCACAAACCGATTCAGGGTATCGCCGGCCTTGTTGTAGCGCTCTTGCACTTCCTCAATGGCTTGCTGAAAAACAGCCTTGGCACCCTCGGGTGTCTTGGCGATATCCTCCACGAAGATGTTGAGGAACCCTCCAACGAGGACTTTCAGCTTACCCCGGACGCCGGGGAAGATGATCAGGGCGAGCACAAATACAACCGCTACCGCTCCAATCACAATGCCCATTACTGTGCTCCTTCCTTACCGGCAACGCCGTTCGCAAACTCCAAGAGTTGACTGATAGCTTCTTTTTCCTTCTGGATGGCGGCGCTGGAATCAGAGGTCTTCTGTTTGGAGTCCTCAATTCTGGCTTCCGCTTGCTCGATCAGGGACTTCAGGTGTTCGATATCCGCCTCGGTTTCAGCGATCAGTGCGTCGTTTTCCGCCCTGATACTGTCCTCGGCAGCGTCCAAGACGCGACCACGATTCAGACCGTCCTCAATGAGATCATCCACATTGATCCCGTTGACGCTGAGAATGCCGGCGATGGACGCCTGTTTCTTAGCCTTAGTCATGTCCTGGGGCAGAATGTCGATATACGCTTTGATCTTGAAGATCGAGTTCTCGTCGTCGATATCCCCCTGCTGATAGATGGATGCGATCACATCATCATAGGACACCTGAGTAGCGTCAATTACCGGTGTCTCAGGCGCGTACATAGGCTCGGATACGGGTTGCATAGGGATTTCAGGCATACCTTCGTATTCGGTACGAACCAGTCCCATGCGTTCAAATAAACCTGCCATGGTTTGTCACAGCTCCTCTCGTTTCAAATTTGATTATTTTATCGCACATTTTGAACGCCTCGTCCTGGCTGTGCGTTACCATAATGATTGTGTTGCCTGTCTCAGCATGGACATCCAAAATCAAACGCTGCATTTTGCTACGGGTCTTGTCGTCCAAAGCGGATAACGGTTCATCCATAAGTAGGTATTTCGGCTTGACATACAGTGTTCTCGCCAACGCAAGACGCTGCTGCATACCACCTGAGAGCTGAGACGGCCATTTATCTGCATACTGCTCTAACCCAACCGCTGCAAGTACCTTGATAGCATCATCACGGCTACGGAGTTTTTTGTCTCGTTGGGCAATCAGCACATTCTCTGTGCAGGAAAGCCATCCGAAGTTGGAATAGCGCTGGTGCATCATGTACATAGGATTCTTGTCGGCGTTCCGATAGGTAGTGCCATCAATGATAACCTCACCATGAACAGGGTGAAGAAGGCCAGCGATGGTTTTGAGGAGGGTCGTCTTACCGGCACCAGACTTCGCCAAAATACCGTAAATCAAACCGTCGTCAAATTCCTGGTCGATGTGCTCCAGAATTGCTTCGCCGTTGTACCCAATAGCCAGATCATTCAACTTGATCATCGCAGTACCTCCACTGGAATATCTTTCGGATCAGCAAGTTCCCCAGCTTGTCAAAAACGAAGCTGAACAACATGATTACGATGATTGCCCCGAACACTACGGCGGTACGGCCTCTGGCGGAACTTACATTGATGATGAAGCCCAAGCCGTACTTAGCGTTGGTTGCCTCTACCACGGCGCAGTATGTCCAGCCAATACCATACATCATAAGGAACGTACTGAATATTGAAGGGAGCGATGCGGGGAGCAGGATTTCTTTGATTGTCTCCCAACTGGTCATTCCGATCGTCTTGCCCGTATCCATCAGATCTTGCGGTACGTCGTTAAAGCAAAGCAGAATCGACGGCAGCAAGTAGACAAACGTTGCAATAAATAGGAACGAAATTTTCATCTGCTCCCCAATCCCAAACCATAGAATCAGGAGCGGAGAAAATGCGGTTACGGGAACATACCGTAGGAAGGAAACAACCGGCATGATAGTTTCCTTGATAGGCTTCACGCCATAAATCAGAAGGGAGAGGGGAATTGCTACCAGCATAGAAAGAGCAGACGCGCCAGTAATCCGCAAGAAAGAGTAGGCAAGTCCTTTTTGTAACTGGCCTGTCTCTGCCAACCCGACGATCGCCTCCCACACGGCAGCAGGGGCGGGGATAAACAGCGGTTGAGTAAAACACGAGGCCACATACCAGACGGCAATGAAACAGGCCAACAAAACCGCTCCCCGTATGCAGTTTTTCGCACGCCGTTTGACTGAAGTTTTCATTTCACGACCTCTTCTCATGAATCATCTTCGCCCAGCGACTTCATCATAAAACATTCGTCGCAGAAACGATCCCCAGTTGGTTCGATTTCAACGAAGTCACCAGTAATCGGTTTTTCGCAGCCATCGCAAAGGATAGTGCGGGTATAAGCTCCGCCACAGTAAGGACAACCGCTGAAATCCTCATAGGGCGGAGAGTCTAACCCATGACGTTCTTCCCATCGCTTCGGCTCGTCAAAGGTTTTGCCGCAATCCAGACAGGTGTATTCGCCATACATCAGCGCTTCACCTTCCAGACCGCCGTATTGCACCCAGACTTGCCAGGACGCCTGCCAACGATCACAACCTTGCCCTCGGCTTTCATCTCCGTCAGACGAGGCCGTGTGAAGTTCGGACTGTTGGTGGGGATTTTGCCCTCAGAGACCAGCTTCTCGCCAATCTCGTCGGCAGTCATACCGCCAGGATCACCGCTGGTCAGAACATCCAAAATCATAGCCTTACGATTGGGACGCTTCGGCTCGATCTGGTCATATGCTTCACGGCGGTTTCTCAACGCAATGCTCATATGAATCACCTCTTTCTATCCGACAAATGCCGGTTTCTGTTGCAGTGATAGTTGGACAAATCCAACCACCTTCCTGGACTCGACCTCTTCGAGTTTTACTGGACGGGTAAGATAAATCCGCTACCCCCCCCACAGCGCACTCGATATAACCTTTTTGGGTGGCCTGCTTAATTTTGACTTTCTCCATGGTCAACCTCCGGGCTTTTCAGAGCATACCATCCGGTCTTGGCTCCGCCCCCCCCCGCTTCGGCTTTCAAAGCACGTGCAACGGTTTCACCATCATATACACGATTGGCGTCTCCATTGTAGTCATTGATATATCCGAGCTGCTTCAGTTCATCATTCTTATCAGAATAATTTACTTTGTTACTAACGTCGGTAATATCAAAAGTAGACAATGCTTTTTCAAATGCACCGATGCCGGAGAAGAAAGATCCGACTACCATATCATCAAAGAGGTAGGGCATAGCTTCGTACAACTCTTTCATGATGGCACAAAGTACATCGACCACAATGGAATTTCCCGCTTGTTTATAAAGCTGGGAACCGCTACGGTCTTTACCACCGTATAAATTCTGATTCATAGCTGTTTGGGCTTTGTAGAAATCTTCGTCAGAGAAGCCCATCAGTCGCCATGCCTCCAACTGGGTCAATTTCCGAACTCGGATACAACTTTCGTGTTTCTCATTGGTTTCCATCACTCTTTTGTCCCCCCCCCATCAATGGTGCGAATAGTGCCGCAGACATTATCTTTGAAAAAGCGTACACCTTCATCGCATCGGCGCTCACATACGATTTTCACACTGGATTCCTCGCTTTCGTCTATCTCGATCAATACATTGTCTTTTTGAGCACCCGTCAAAGTGTTGGTACACATATTAGGGCGAACTTCCAAACACTGTATTATCTTACCCCCCCCGCATATCTTCCACGAATTGCAGCGGGGATAATATATCGCTTACTCATTATGCTCCATAACTCCTGTCATTTGCTGATTTCCAAAGCCCTTATAGTCACGGGCCAGCAAAGTCAAGGCCGTCTCACAGTATCCTTCAAACTGGGTGCCTTTCTTACTCAGCTTCACACCGGCAAGTGAGCAAGTCCCAGCAGTGGTGGTCTGTGGAACCTCTTCCGCTGGTACGGACGGTGTTACTGATTTGTCTGAACGGGGGGGGCTATCATGGCAGCTACCTTATCATCAGGCAGGTAGTATCGCTCGTCAACCTTATCCTCCAGCATATCTACCAGCGCCTTTTTCAAAGGGATAGGAGACGGGAACTTAAATTTCCCATTATCTAAATCCTTACGAACGATGACACAGTAAACACGCTCACGATTCTGGGGGATTCCGTAGTGCTTTGCATTCAGAACCTGCCAGTAGACGTTGTAACCGTAGTCTTCCAGCTCTTTGACAAAGAGGTTAAAAGTGGCATAGAAGCGAGAACCGGTAATATTTTTAACGTTCTCGTAGATAGCGAAGCGAGGCTTCTTTTCTCTTAGGAAACGCAGCCATTCGACCAGTAAGGAAGAGCGGGTCTTCTCGATTTCAGTTGATCCGCACTTAGGGCAATGGTCGCGCTGATCATAGTGAGCTTCCAGGGGATTATATACATGGCCGCAATGCTTACAAGTCCATGCAGCCCCCCCCCTGTTTGCCCGCTATGCTGAAGTCCTGACACGGACTTCCACCGAACATGACATTGAAATCCGGCACAACCTTCTCATCGGCTTTGGTAATATCTCCGATGTTAAGGGTAGGATCAACACCATGAACGGCGCAATAGCTTTCTGCGGCGTAACGATCGAACTCGCAGAAAAGGGCAGTTCGGTAATCCAAGTTAGTTCCTCCTCTGTTGGTTTACTTTGTTGCTAAATGGAAGGTTGAGGGATTTACAATCTCCCTCGAACTGCTTTCATTCTATCATACTGTCTCCATAAAGTCAATGATTTTCTTTGTTGCTATTATGCAGTTTTTTGAATTTCTTCAAAGACAATCTGCTTTGGTAACATTCCCTTGCATACATAGACGCTGCTGAAGGGCGGGTTTAGAGATGGTTTTTGATCGGCGTAGCTCTTAAAGTAAGATACTCGCCGATTGAGATACATGATTTCAAAATCATGCTCACGGAACATCTCAAAACGTTTCTGACTCTCGAAGAGTCCGACGATCCCTACTAACATAGCAAAGGGTATATTCAACTGGAACAGCCGCTCAAACACTTCACCTTTGAGGGAGTACGGAGGGTTACTGATGATGTAGTCACACTTCGGCGGATCAATAGCGAAAAAATCCTGACCGTTTGCAATATGTGTTGCGATTACGGTATAGCCACGTTGCCGAAAGAGTTTTACAAACAAACTATCCTCAGTGTCAAACGGGCACCAAATTGTCACGGGGGGGGTGGGAGATACTTGTACAACGGGGTAATCGCATACTCCGGTGTATAGAACTCGTCGTTGCCGCTACCGGCAACCTTATCCATTTTCATGATGCCACTCCTCTCTTAATCAGAAATCAGAGCAGCATTTGAGCTATGGACTAAATACGTCACACCGTCGATCTTCACTTGGATCTGGTCTCCGTCTTCGTAATCCTTCCAGGACTGAACCTTGCCAGTTATAACTTCGCCATTGGGCAAACTGATAATGGCTCTGTCAAAACTGAACGTAGTATCGACCACTTGCTTGTTGCAGCCGGTAAGCGCAAAACACAAAACAAGAGCCGCTACCATCGCAATTACACGCTTTTTCATTTTGATAGCCTCTTTTCTAAAAATACTTAAAATGAGCACTCGCACGGCAGATCATCGTCGTCCTTGATGAGCTTTCGTGCAGCTGCCCAAAATGTTTGAGGTTTGGCTTTTTCAGTGGGCGGCAACGCCTTTTCTTTGAGCTTGGCAAACTCTGCCTCAAAATCTGAAAGATGGCCTTGTTTGAGAATACTGTACCCGATTGTGTCTTCGGCCAGCTTCGCCTTTTCCCATATTTCAGGATAGAGGCAATAAACAACAAACCAATGTTGCTTGCCGGCTTTCAAACACCCGGTACAATTCGCATGATTGAAAATGCTGTAGGTCTTCGGACGCTCGATCCCAACCTCCTCGATGTCATGGATAGTACGTACTTCCCATGTCAAAGGATACTCTGTTTGGTACCCCATCGCGGCCATAATGCCAACTCTACGCCGGATACGGTGTTGTTCATTGGCGTCAAAGCCATAGACTAATGAGATATCGTCCCTTACTTCAGGAGGATTTGCAGGATAGTGCTCGGACAGCCATTTATGAAAAGGCTCAGTCTTCAGTCTGTTGGTGCAAAAGGCGGTGGACTGAGCGCCAGCCTTAAACGCCTTGATTTCCATACATACGTCGAACTGATCCTTAACATCCCATCCGGGCATATTGGCGTAAGTAATAGGAACGCCCAGATAATCCGAAACCTCTTTTTTGAAACGCTTGATATCCGCGTCTTCGGTTCGAGGACACAAATCATGATTGAGCAAGATCGTGTCCTCTGCTCCGAACTTTCTAACTACTTCCACGGCGGCAATCGCAGAGGAATGACCGCCAGAAAAACAAACGATGTGCTTCATACCGACCACAACCATCTCGGCTGAGGTCAACCGCCTAATCCTCCCTTGCTACCGGCCAGATGGCTTTCACGCTGTAACAGACGGCTTTACTCTACACTTATCAATCTTGTAGAAACCCGGTTTACCGGGATTGGTATTAGCTCCTTTCAGATTTGTTGTTGTTAGTTTGAGAACTCTTGAAATATTTGCCGATCGTAGCGAGGGTGGCGCAGGCCAGCGGAATGAAATCCGGGGTGAATCGCGTTGTGTTGAACATCAGGTTCATGCCGTCCGCAATGGCGGTACCGACGCACACTTTCAAAATCCAACCACCCATCCAGGCAAAGCCGAATGTGATAACGGGACTGAATACGAGCAAGCCGATGATACCAACCAGCGCAGTCAGCCAACCAAGACCTTCCATTTTGCTCATGACAAGTTCCTCCTTTCCTCTGTAATTACAGACACAAAATCGTATCTACTAACCGAGAGTGCTATTCTATTGGAACACCAATGTACTCAAGGACTTGCCGCATACCCAAACCATGCTCTTCCCACGGCCTCATGCAGTAATCCCAGAGCTTTGGGTGCGTGATTTTTAGACGCTGGAAACGGTTTGGAGCTTTTTCAAGGTGAGCGCCAAAGGCACAAAAGACACAACCAGTACGCTTTTCGCCTGTCGTCGTCCACCCCCCCCATCAGTTCTGACGATCTCGCCATAAACTGAAGCATAGGGGACTTGATAGGTGTAGAGGTATTCCAGCACGTCTTCCTCAGTCCAAAAAGACATGGGTTGGGAGCTGGGCTTCTTACCGGAAAAAGCATTACATCCCATACGCAACCATGTAGCACGCCGAGATCTGCTCTCGTTTGCCATAGTTGCAATAATAGGTACTCGACCAGTTTCCTTGGAGTATTTCTTCATAGGCTGCTTCTTCATGACCGTACAGCACCGAGAAGAAACTTTGAATGGGGCATCCAACAGATAGCACCATTTTTCACAGTTGAACTCTGATGGCGTTCCGTTGCTCCGCATGATCTCTCCATGCAGCTCTTTCCATCTGAAAGAACCAGGCTTATGCCCATATTCCACAGTGTCAGCTACACGCTTCGAGACAACGGGGTATCCGTACACCTCAATGACTTTACGGAAGTTCATCTCAGGCCGGACAATCGTAACGTTTTCACAGCTCTTAACAAATTCTCTGACTTCCGGGAACTCAAGCCCGGTATCAGAGAAAACAGCAGGCACATCGGGGTAGATCCGCCGCACAATATCGAGTAGTACGGTAGAATCCTTACCACCGCTAAATGCCACATAGACCTTTCCATCATAGTGCTGATACCACTCGATGATACGAGCAGTAGTGATCTGGATTTTGCGTTGGAGAGGCAGGCGCTGCATCTCTTCCAACTCTTCTCTGCTATGCAAAGCACCCACCTCCCCGGTTCCAATGATTGTCGTCATCGCCACCCGATCCTACCGTATAAATCAGCACCAGAGCCAAAAGCAGTAGGATGATACCGTCCATTGGTTACTCTGTGACCTCCGGCAGGGCAGGGACGCTGGCATAGCTGGCTCGTGCCAGCCACTCGTTGATGACCTTGTTGAAAGTATTGTCGTTGCCCATGTACTTCTTCAGCATGGCGGCAGTCAGGCCGGCTTCGGCGCTGAATGTATCACCAGGCTGGCACTTCACAACCGTCTTATCACCGTCATCCCAGAACACGACGGTGGCCGGGTTGTGGAAGATCACATTGACGGGCATCGGCAGACGGCGAGACGCAGGCTGACTGGCTTGGAGCTTCATTGCCGCATTCCAACCGTTGGAGAAAGGATCTCCGCTGGGAGCGAGATGGGCAACAAAGCCGCCGTCCGGCATACGCAGGCCGCTCAGAAGCTCATCAACGAACCGTTCAGCAGTTACCGGGGGGGGTGCCATAACAGAGATGCGGGGAGCGATGTAGGGAGTGTGGATCATGTCGGGAATCATAGTTATTTCCTCCTATTCAGTGTGCATTGCGGTCACAGGCATTCAGCACCATGACCTGGTTCCAGATATCATTACCAAGCAGACGCTTGATTTTGCTAACCGTTTCAACCGCATACGGCCACATATGCCAGCGGATCAGCAGCGCCACAGTAAGGCGCTGGTTAGGGCTGAGATCACCGGTATAGCAGAAGCTGTCATAAGCTCCTACACGCTCATGATGATAGAAGTGGGCGATCTCAGTGGGATTGCCTTTAATGTCATGAAATACTTTGGTCTTCTCTTTGCCAATATCGTGTAGCAACGTGGCGCGGAGCAGAGTAGCATCGGCACCTTTATAGTGGCTGATCAGATACTGCCATGCCGTCATAGAGTGCTGACCAACCGTGTACTCGTGGTGCGGGTTATCATGTTCCAGCTTGGAGAGACGAAGCATAAGGGTATCAATCTGGTCGTGGCGATCTTCGTCACCCACGATCCTGATTTCATCCCAACCCTCCGCCATCATGGGAACATCGAATTTGAAGTACATCTTTTGGATTACAGACTCCGGGACAGAACGTTCCCGATTATTGTTGCGCTCCAAACACACCTCATAGGGCGTCGCCATGAAAAGACATACTGTACGCAAATCATGTTTGTGGAGCGCTCGGACACGATCAAGGAACCCGATACGGCGCTTGTAGTTGATATTGGTTGCGTCGTACACCACATCCTTGCCATCCGCCAGATCCTGCAAAACCCTTTTGTGAAGGGTTTGGAAAACCAAGTCCTGTTGGGTTTGGTCGTTCTCGTCACCAAGAACTTCGGCACGGATCGCATCGCTGGAGTGGACGACGGCGTTAGGGATGCTTTCGGCAGTGAATGACTTCCCGCTACCAGGGAGGCCAACCATCATGTAAAACATCGGCATCTCATTCACCTCCTTGGATTTCCTTTAAGAAGGATCGTTTGAGAATTTCAACGGTAGCCTTTTGCAGTACCTCATTGGCGTGCTGGTTGATCGAAACAGGCACCGTATCCATATAGCGCTTTTTGTCTTCGGTCATAGATTGAATTGCAGTGCTCATCAGTGCCCGTGCTTCTTCCAAAGAGTAGCAACCGCGCTTCACCTCTTTGAGATAATCACACTGGTTACTGATAAGACAGTCAGCGTAAGGCTCGCCGGCTTCGTAACGGGTCATAAACTCCCGCAGCCGCAGAGCATGGTGAAGCTGCTTCGGGTCATACCCAAATGCCTCAATCTTGTCCATTGTGGCAGGGTAGGGGTGCTCCATTGCCTTTTGCTTTTCCAGAGCCATACCCATAATGCAGTTCATCCCGGCGTAGTTGTTGTACCGAGCGATCTCTTCACGAGCATCCAGAACAGGCTGGAAAAGATCGGCATACTCCGGGTTGATGATGGAGTAAGGGGTGAACAGGATCTCGACGAAATTGACATTCTGCTTCTTGATGCAGTCAAACATAAGGCGAATGTCTTTGAAATCCACGTGCTCGTCGTTCTCCATAATGTGGGTGGTGCTGAGGGGTTTGGCGTTCAGCACGAAGTCGGAAAAGCTGGGCAGCATGATTGCCTTGGTATCAATATCGCTACCCTCATAGTCAAGGTTATAATTCTGAGAACCTTGCAGGAAGAGGCCAACCCAGCCTCCCCTGCAATGCTCCAATACGGGCACCAGATGTTCCCGCATCCGCGCCATGATCTTCTGACGCTTCTGCTCATCCTGGATCAAAGTCGTCATCGTCGTATCGCTCCTTTTTGATACAATCCCGGATCAGTCTCCGGTATAGGCTTGAGTCGAACTGCTCCATATCTGCCCAGCGCATAAGATGTTCTGACGAGCCGTACCGCTCTGTCACATCACCGGATACATCGTAGAGTCGCCCGCCAATCTCTTGAACGTAGTGGTTTTCTACCGGCTCATACATCATGGTGCCTCCGAACCGCTCTTGCAGAATAAATGCGAACCAGAAACAGCATCCGTTCAGAAAAGTCTCTTGGGCATTTTTGAAGTTGTTGATAAAATCAAGAATGACTTTTTTATCCGTTCTGTTCATTTCCAGCCTCCACAAATACCCAAATATATCCTCCATGGGTCTTTTGGTGCCCATTACACACAGATGAGATGCCACGGAAATGTATTGAAGGTGTATTGAAAAATCGCTCTGCATCCCGTGCGGATGCCCATTCTCCTACTACACTTCCATCAAGATTGCGGCACTGAACTCGTTTACGAATAATAGGCCGTGTCTTATCCAAGTCAGAAACCTCTTTTGATACGCCTGTTCGTCTTTCAAATATTCAATCAGCTTACTTCTGACCTGAGCTTTAACTTCTGGGTGAGCTTCCCAAAATTGTTTTGCACTATCGCTTAGTGCCCGTTTTCTTTTGTCGGTCATTTCATATGTCGCTCCGCCGTCCCCACCTTTTGTGATGTTGTAGCCAAACGCCGGATTTTGTAGTTGGAACTCACGAATGATTCTTTGCTCGAAATAGTCAGCGTCTTCTTTTGAAAGATTACTTTTTAAGACAACAGTTTCGGCATTATCCCATCCGTAATGGGCAATAGCAGACCCAATTCGGGTGTGCTTCTTATAACCGTGTTTTCGGTGTCTCATTGATTGTATCGTTTGCCCACAGTACATCTTCCCATTTGGGAAAATATGTACATAGACCTTATAATCACTGGACACTTTCTTTGATTGCCTCCTGCTCTTCCATATCAGGCGCGGCGGCGGTGTCTTTGATCAGCCCCTCCAGCGCCTTGAACGCAAAGTTTTTATGCTTATAGGCGGCGAACTTAGGACGGTTGACAATGCGGCACACGACACCTTCCCGAACATGGGTATGACCGACAGGATCGGGGCCGTCATAATACTGCTCGGCTTTGGTTTTAATCCATTCGCCAGCATTAGTCAGCTCGCAAGAAGTTCCTGTGAAGATTTCCTCTTCGGGAATAAGCCCCCTATACATCAGAGGAACATATTTGACGCCCATCTGTTCGCAACGATAGCGCATAAAGTCGGGCGGATACTCCACCACATCGCCGTCTTCGTTGGTCATCGTCATGCGGTAAACGAAAAGATCGGACTTGGGATGTTCCTTGCCATCAGGAGCGCAGCCATAGCTGAATGTGGTGGTTTTACCGTACTGTTTGGTAAACTCCTTGTCGTTCAGCTTAGAGTTATTTCCGGGATTCATGATAGGCGTACCGTCGTCAGTGAATCCAACGACCTCATAGTAGACTGTCTCTCCCTTGTGGAGCTTTCCTTCAAAGACCTTGGCGTGTTTCTCGCGGAAAGCGTTATTACCGTAGTAGCCTCCCTCATCGAAGGTATCCAGAACCACGCGGCGGGTTCCGGTGACGTAGCCCCAGTCATAGATGGGCGTCCGCTTGATCTTGGAACGAATCACATTCGGGGTCTTACGACTCTCATAGAGCCGCTTTTCCATACCGTTCCGATATTTATAGCCCTGCAACACAGGCAGATAGCCGGTACGCTGAGAAGTTCCGTGCATTTTCAGGGTAACTTCTACCAGATCCCCAGCATGGAATGCGGAGAGGTTGTAGGCCAACTGCTCCGTGTCAGCGTGTTCTTGGAAGAGCGGGGAGATAGGATCAGAACGCTTACGAACATGATTGCCACCCCCCCCACTACCGGAAGAGCGTTTGACGGCGGGTACGTACTTCTCACAGATAGTGATGCCGTTCAACACAGAGATCGTGTCGCCCTCTTGGAGCTTCTTGATATCGGTAAAAGAAGCCAAACAGGAGAGAGGGAGGAACAGACCGTCGCTCTTCTCGCCCCGGAGCTTGAGAGCCTTAATATTCCGCTTCTCCGGGTCAAGGTATCCGCCAGCCGGAGCGCCGTTCTCATCCTTACGCCGCAGCAAGTCATTCTTCTGTGCGAACTCCAAACCGAGTTTGCCATCGGTAGGGAAGTACACGCCCAGCTGATCAGGGTCGGTGCCGAGATCCACAATCACCGTATTACCGAAGCATTCGCCACAGAGCAGCCGGTCGGCATTGGTATGCTTCCTCAGATTGTGAATCCTGGTAACATAGGCACAGTACATTATATTCACTCCTTGTTAATTTACTTTGTCACTAATCAAGAATACATGGATTTCAGCTTATGAGAGGCAGTCACGATAGCCTCTGCCGCTTCGTGCATCTCATTAACAGTGGTATTGAACCCCATTGAAATACGCACAGTACAGGCCGCATCTTCATCAGACATTCCAATACCACGCAAAACGTGGGAGGATTTAGCACTGGCAGCGCTGCACGCAGAACCAGCAGAAAGGTAGATGTCCAGCTGATCCAACAGAAGAAGCAAAGATTCGCTGTTGACGCCAGGGATGGTCAGGCTGATGATATTAGAAGAATAGTTCTCGCTATCACCGTTGATATAGAACTCCCCAGGCATTCTCAACCCCAAATCAGTCAAGAATGCGTCTCTGAGCAATCCCCACCGTAACTTCCAGTTCTGGAGACGCTCAGTAACGATTTCTGCTGCTTTGCCAATCCCTACAATTCCCGGAACGTTCTCAGTACCACCACGCATTCCGTTTTCCTGACCTCCACCAATAATCCACGGGGATTTGCGGATAGAATTGCTGATGTAGAGCACACCAACACCCAGAGGAGCACCGAACTTATGACCGGACATGGAGCAGAAGTCAATTCCGCAGTCCTTCACGTTCATATTTACATGGCCTGCCGCCTGTACAGCATCGGCATGGAATACGGCGTGATACTTTTTGCAAAGGGTTCCGATTTCTTTCATGGGATTGACAGTGCCCAGCTCATTATTTACCCACATGATAGAAACGGCGCGGATTGTATTATGGGTGCTATCCAGTAACTGTTCCAGATCATGTAGATCCACACTTCCATCCTTATAGGTCTTAACGTAGCGGGTAGTAAAAGGATAGATATATGAAGGACAGAAAATCCTATGGGCTAACGGTTCCAAAACTGAATCATGCTCAATTTTGGTTGTCAAAACTAAGTCACCACCAAAATTTTGCAACCACGCATTGTTCGACTCTGTGCCACCAGAGGTAAAGAACACCTCTGAGGGATCGGCACCAATCATTTTGGCTACCTGGCGGCGGGCATTTTCAACAGCTTCACGAGCTTTGACACCTTGGGTATGGAGGCTTCCGGGGTTGCCTACATGATCGGACCGGAGCCAAGGGAGCATAGCTTCCAGAACCTCCGGGAAAACCGGAGCATTGGCAGCATTGTCGAGATATACCACGTATTTCACTCCTTTGATAAAGGAGGCTCAGAGCGTAGACAGCTACTTGCTACTCTATCGTTCTGAGCCTCCTTAATGGTTTACTTTGTTGCTTATGCGGAGATAATAGGGCGAAGGGCATCGTCCACCTGCTGATACCGCTCCGCGTTGATGGCTTCCAACAGGCAGTCATAAGGATCAGTCTGGCCGCTCATCACCATCTTGGCGATATTAGGGGAGAAACCGCTGACCAATGCAACGCCCAGATCGTTCTCCTTAACAGGAATGGTGCCACTACGAGAGTTAACATTCCAGAATACCAGGCGAGGGATCTGATATCCGGCTTCCGCATACCGCTGGGCAATCACCTCAAACAGACGGGGAGTAGGGGCGACCGCTCTGCTACATCCCCACCTATCACGGCAGGTTGCGCTGGTAGTTGCACAACCATCGAACTCCATATCAGAGATGATAAGGATGTTCGCGGGAAGATCGCTCTGATCCATATGCTTGTTGATCGCCGTAGTGAGGATCAGGTCAAATACGGCCTCGATATTGGTGTTGGCAACCTCGTTATGGGTAGCTGCGATCCGCAGCTTCTCACGAAGGTTCTTACCTCTGCTCAAATCGACCAGCTGAGGATGTTCAGAGAAGGTGATGTACTGATCCTTGAACTGACCAGAAGAACGCTCGGCGAAGTAGATCGCCAGAGAGTTTGCTACTTCCAGCGCAGATACATCAGTGTTGCCGACCCTCACTCTCATACTACCAGAACCGTCGGCTACCACGATGGTGTTACCACAGCCCTGCACCGTATCGGGGAGGTTCTTCCACAGCACTTCCAGATTGGTGTCGGTGCTGCCGGCATAACCGTACCGATGTACGATGTCATGCGGGAAGAGGACAGAAGCGTTGATCTTGGCCTCGCCTTTTTCCACAGCACCCAGGAATGCACGCCGGCGATCCTCGTCGTGACGGAGGAAAGCGCTGTTGTACTGCAGGTTAGCACGAGAGGGGACACGCTGATAGTCGATTTCCTCCCACTGCTTGGCGGTCATCTGCTGCTCCACAACGAGCAGGTAACGGGAGAGATTGGCGAGGGTGTGCTGATACTGGCGCTCAGTCATGCCGACAGCCTTCCGCAAAATCTGGGCATAATGCCGAGTTTGCTTGGAAGAAGTCTTGCAGCGGGGCATCCACTTTGCCAAGAGAGAAATGGGTTTGTCCTCTGCCGCATTTTGGGCATCGTCATAAAGCTGCCCTTTGACCAGCCCGGTCACGCAGTCACGCACGGGCGTATCCAGCAGGCACCACAGATCGTCCCAACGACCGTACTCAGGAACCAGTGCCACCACAGGGGCGACGTACTCGGGAAACTCCTTCGCCAGAGGCACCATACAGGCACGGAACAGCCGGCGCTCGCCCAGGCCACCACGGACATCACGAGCATAAAAGAGCCATTTCATTGCCATCAGCTTGTTCTCGAAGAACGCCTTGGTGAAGCGCTGAGAGATGTCGTGCTCGCTGGCGCTACGGAGAGATGCCACAGCGAAATTGAGATCCAGCAATGAGCGGTTTGTAGTCCTATATCCCACAGCACCATTTTCTGTGACTGAGATATTGGAAGTGCTATCTAACGTGTCTCTTAACTCATCAATAAACACAACCGTTTCCTCCTAACAATTTATGAATTTCCAAACATATCCATGCGATTGTGGATAATCCCCACGACAACATTTAGAGATTCCAGATATGCCGATACCAGTTTTTCGGCTCGCTTCTGATAGAGAAGGATATTCTGAAATTAACTCTCCATCCATGGTGTATTGTGCAACTCTCTTTGATGCAGTCGTCTGCTGTCCAGCCTTACCGTAGTTGACGTTATTAGCACCCCTATGACTATCTCCTATCCGCTTCTTTGCTTCATCAGATAGATGATTGCCATAATTCGGATTGTCGCTACCTGCAAAACGACCCCTCCTCGATTCACTTATCTTTCGCCTATGTTCATCAGATTTAGGTCGCCCTTTCAGTTTGAGCCTTAAACGATTGATAGCGTCTTCCGAAATGCGACTTCCACTCATACCCTCTCCACCATCGGTAAGATTATATAAGGGAATGTCTTTATCACGAAGGGATGATATAACAGCTCTCTCAATTTCCTTAGCAGACTGTTCAGATAGGTTTTCCGCAACAACTATATGCACAAAATTATCCCAGCCATATTTTTGGATTGCCCTCCAAAAATAAATCGACTTTCTATATCCGTTCCCGTTCCTAAACCGGTCTGACAGTTTCTGGCTGGTGATACCGACATATACACTTCCATCAGATTTATTGATGTGAGCATATACGCACCATTTGTTGTTCATGGGATTGCCTCACTTTGAGAAATGGAGCGGCAGGTAGGACTCGAACCTACGAATGGCAGCTTGGCTTCCTTGAACATTGCTGTTAGCGGAACTCCTCGTTTCGCATTGTAATAGGGCTGCTGTGTTGACCACTTCACCACTGCCGCATGAAGCTCGTCTTTCCGAGCCGTCACAACCCAGTTCAAGATATTTGGGTTGAATATCTGGCGTTTACCGTCAGCATAGACATAAACGATCCCAAAGCCCTATGCCTATCCGCCCATTAGCAGGGGGCGGCTTCTGCTTGTGCCAGGGGTGGGACTCGAACCCACGACCACGGGATTAACAGTCCATAGAAAGTTGCTGTAAGCGTCTCAACAAGACACGCATTAGTACGCGCTCTATCCGACTGAGCTACCCTGGCGAGTGTTGCAAGGAGTGGGACTCGAACCCACGACAATCAGTTCCCTTTTTACATGGCTGTTAGCGCAACTGGGGAGGGGAACGTTACGCATTTTTTATACTGGTGCTCTACCGACTGAGCTATCCTTGCATGGTGGGAGGCTTTTTCATTGCTGTCTGCGTTGCTCTGTACGCATACGAATACGGAAACCTCCCAGAAACCGCTATATCCGTAAAATGGCTCTTTGCCACGTGTGCGGGACACATTTCTCATTTCCACAAGCAGGTAATGTTGATGGTTGCTGTTAGTGCCCCAATTCGTTACTGTTCATTCATCGTCACATTCATTACTGTACTGTCATCCGAAGATGACTTAGGGCTTGTCTCGTGTCCTATTCATGGTTTCCTCCACATACCCGGCGCTGGACGCCGATGCCGCCGATCACTTTGAATCACAGAACGATAGCCAGGAACTTCTTCATGACACACACGACCCTTCTTATAGATTGATGACGGTTTTTTGGGAGCTACGGAGTCGAACCGTAAGCAAAAGTTTTGCAGACTTTCAAGGTAAAATTGCTGTGCGTGTCCACCGTCGATTACACGTTATGAGCTGCCCCCGGACGCTCCCATGTCGCCCGTCTTTCCGGGCTGTCAGCGGTCTTTCCCGCCGTCAGAGAGAGGAGGTGATAAAGAGTTCGCCGCTATTGCGGCTTGGCGGAGGGGATGGGACTCGAACCCACACACCCTTGCGGATTACTAACAATTTAGCAAACTGTTTCCTTACCAGTTAGGATTACCCCTCCACGCTTTTCAACGAGACGCATTGAGTCAAAGTCAAAGTTTGATTGTTGTAAAATTGCTGTTAGCGCCTCATACTCCGGTTGTGCAACCGGATGAATTACTCACTCACGCTCTCTGCGGGACTGGTATCCAGGAGCTTTGCGAAGTTGGCGATGATAGCGGTGTTGTTCTTCCGCTGCTGGGACATTGCAGCGCGTGTCGTGGCCAGTTCCTTGGAATAGGCGTCGATCTCAGCCAGGTCGTTGTCGATCTGCTGGTTGATACCCTCCAACTCATTCATCGTTCTGGTAACGATGTCTACCGCCTCGCTTGCCTGACGAGCCAGACGAGCAACCTCAGTCTGCTTTTCCTGCAGGAGATCGCGGGTAACAGGTACGGGGACGGCATTTTTACGGGATCTCATTGCCTTCACTCCTCTTCCAGAATAATTTTCTTTGTTGCTATCCAAGAACTAAATGGCCGAAGCCATTTAGTAGAATAGTTGCTTGTAGAGCTTGTAGTCTCTGATCCGGGCCGTGCGCTTGACTTTGCTGGACAGATCTTCGCAGAGCACCTTAGACGCGAACTCCGGGTCTTCCAGATTGAACTGGGTACTCTCGCATTCCAGCAGGTGAGCACGGTAGAATATACCGGACTGATGGATTACGTTGTACCGTAGCGAGTAGGCACCGTCCATCAGGGTATTCAGACGATTTACCAGACCCTGCATCTTAGAGACGTTGATTTTACTGTTCCGCTCTGTCCGAATCAGGTTGTCTGAATAGACATAGGCACGGAAGATTACGCCTCTGGCCTGCTGGTAGTATCCCTCTGCATCCCTCAGACGCTTGAATACCTGCAAGATTTCAAACGGCATCTCGGTCTTCTCGCCGTTTATCATCACGCCGTCATCAAGCACATCTTCCTTGGGGAAATTGATGATCTGCTCTTCGGTCAATCCAAACCAAGCCAGGTAAAGAATTACAGCGGGCAGGTCAAACAAGGTTTCATCGTAGCACTCGGACACTTTGATGGAATCCTGGATTGCCTGGTGGAGCATACCCAAGTTCTTGTAGTATTGCACTCCGCTGGTCTCGTTGATTTTCAGGTCGTCCACAGTGACGGAGGCCAAAATGCTTTCCTGTTCTGCCGGCAGCACACCATTGGCAATCAGGTACCGCACATAGCTCATCACATGGCTTTTGTAGTTGAAGAAAATGCTGGTGTGACGAACCCTCATGGAGTTGAACATGGACACATACTGTTCCTTAGTAAAGCCATTGTCCAGAGATTGGCCTGTCTGCTCTTCATAGGCCAGAACCTTTTTCCAGGCGATATCAAAGTTTTTCTTGACGCCTACCTTAGCATAACCGCCGTCCGGGTCTTCAAAGAATTTGTTACGGATCATATTCCCCTCTCCAATCCGTTCAAATCATTTTCTATGTTGCTATCTTACCATACGTAGCTGGGATTGTCAATAGCAAACAAGAAAATTATTTGCGAAATTTTTCGGGGACATCCGCTTCACCTCACTCTGCCACCGGCACGTCCATCATATGCTTACACAGGAACTCACGATCCGTTACGGACAGGGAAGAGAGGATCGTCAACAGCCGATCCGGGCCGGTCACGATCTTTCTCCATTCCGTATAATGAGCTTGCCACACGCCGAGCCAATACTGAGCAAGACCGGTAGCGTCTTGGTTCTGCTTGAAAAACCCATCCAGCAAAGCGATAATCTCTTCACTGGACGCTTCGAGAGGACGTTTGATATCCTTGCCCTTCCCATGCGCAACCAGAACCAGGCGTGCGCCTTGAGCCAGCTGGACGTTGAGATAGACATAGGCACCAGAGGACGCTGACATCTGTACGGGGAGGGCACCAGTGTACGGGAGCTTAATGTCCGTCTCGCTGATACTCCGCATCCCCACGGCACTGACATCCAAATCATATTTGCCGAAGTTTGCTGCCATACTGTTTACGATGTGCATTTTTACGCGCCTCCAAATAAGTATTAGGTTGACTAAACTGAAAACGTGTGATATGATGTACTTAACTTCACGAATATGTTCGTGTCTGGTATTTACTATACCAGCTTACTTTCGTGCTGTCAAGTGCTTTTCACGAAAAAATTCGTGACATTCAAATTCTCTGTTTGGAGGTTGTGTTATGGACTCTGTCATTTTTACAAGGATTAAAGAATTGTGTGCTGAAAATAACATCACAATCAACAAACTGGAATCCGAACTTGGTATGAGCCAGTATTCCATTGGAAGGTGGAAAAGCTCTACTTCTCCAACTATTGATAAAATCTCCAAGATCGCTGAATATTTCCATGTCTCCATTGACTACCTGGTAGGCGCTTCTAATGTGCGCTCTACTGCTGATACCATGCTTGGAGATCCCGACTATATTACCCTCCAGCGGGCCAGAGAGCGCATGACTGAGCAGGATAGAAACCGCATGATGGGTATTCTGAAAATCGGATTTGACTACGCTTTTTCCGATGAGAACGACCCGCAGCAGAAGAAGTCCGTTTTATTGGACACAGAATAAGTTATAATATGCACCCATGATGTCTCCGTATAGCGAAAGGAGGGCGAAATAGTGAGGAGCGTTTTTGTACAGCGTAAGGTCTTGGAGCTTTACCAGAACATGGACTCTGTGTCCTATCCTATCCAACCTGAATTGCTCTTGCAGTGCATTCCCAAAAGCTGTCGCATTTTGTCGTATCAGGAAATGGCCGAAGTCACTGGATGCACTGTCCAAGACGTTGCCGTTCTATGCAAAAGTAACTCTGGAGCAACGCACTATGATCCAGATACAAACCGTTATCTTATTCTCTACAACGCCGAAATGAACGCTGGCCGTATCCGATGGACTTTGGCACATGAGATCGGCCATATCTATATAGGCCATCTGGAAGTCATAGAAGGAGCCGAAATCGCCTACAATGAGCAAAGGGGATTCTATGACCAGTTCGAGAGCGAGGCAGACTACTTCGCCTGGAATTTACTTGCTCCGCTTCCTATCCTGCGCGAAATGGGTATCCGTTCCGCTTCTGAGATCAAGGCAACATACGGGCTGTCCAATCAAGCAGCAGCACTTCAATTCGACCGATACACAAAATGGTGCAGAAGCCATGTCAAAACGGCATGGGAAAACGGAATGCTTCGTATATTCCGCAGTAAGTACATGGCCTAAATGAACCGCCCTCTTCGGAGGGCGGTTTTATTATTAGCCGATCTTCTGCTCTCCCCAAGAGATTTTGAAATTTCCGTCCTCGTCTGCCTCACGAGACATCAGCAGGCTCATCAGGTCATAATCCACGCCGAAGCGGTCGTACACCTCATCCAGATCCACGTCCTGCCCCTTCATGAAAAGGTTCAGTTTTTCCTTGGCGAGAACCATTTGCATCTGGTTGGACTCAATGCTTCCAGAGTAAGTAACAAAATAGATGTCTTTCCAGTCCGTAGAGGTAAAGCGAACAAACCGCATATAGAACTGGCTCATCCGCGCATTGTTGTAATGCAACTCCGGGATGATAACTTTGTTGACGAACTCAAAGTTGACAGAGGAGGGGAGGCACTGCTGGGTACAAAGGAGAATGCCGTTCCCACTTTCTTTCAGAATATTTTTCAGCTTCCGGCGTCCGGCCAGAGTGGTGGTAGAGCCGGTCACGACAAACAGCTTCCGATCCGGGAATCTTCTGCGGATTTCATTGGCGTATGCTTCCACCACGTTCTTATGGCGGACACCAATAACTACAATCTCATCTCCCCATTCGCCCACCATGTCACAGACCTTCCGAATTTTGACCGGCGTATTCGGGCTGTCGTATTCTTCCACAGTATTGGGTGCAGCAGAAATACGGAGCAGCAGAGTGATCTGCTGGATCAGCGCCATCATGCTATCCTTGCGGCTGTTACCGGTAAGGGCAAAGTACCGCTGGCGCATGGAGAAAAACTCCTCCATGGCCTTTTGATAGACTTCACGCTCTGCAGGAGCGAATGAAACTGGGGTTTGATGAAGTCTACGTATCTCTTTGCCGGTGATCTCCGCGAAAGTCCGGGTGATGACCGAGTAAGAGAGGAGCTTGTTCAGGACATCCGCATTGTAAATGTCCTGGGTTTTCTTACCCACTCCGAAAACGGTGATCCGCTCAGGCAGATGGGATTCAGCGAACAGACTGTATCCAGCTTTATAAGCAGGGAAGGGCTGGCCGTAGTAAGGATTACTTGAACAGTTCAGATATTCCTCGCCGTCATCCTTCTCATAGCAATACAGATCTTCTGCCCAGGAGAGCATATTGTAAGAGTTGTTATAAAGCAGCTCAAGCTGAGGCGCACATTCCGAGATGTTGTTCCGGGTGACAGTGCCGGTCATTTCCAGCTTAAACCGTACTCTCCGAAAACAATCCAACACAGCCTTTGTGCGCTTGCTATCCGGGTTGGTCATCTCGTCGGACTCATCGAACACCAAGCACACGTTCTGGTTCCGCATTTTGATATGGCGCTTGATCTGCTTGCGGTACTTGGTAAGCATATTCAGGGTGATGATAACGAACTCCCCATCCTGTACTTTGTCGAGGTCGGCGAGGCACTTTATCATCCGGTAGTTGGTCATGCCATAGTTTTTGAACACCAGATCCCAGTTGTTCTTGATGGAGATAGCAGTGGACACTACCCAAACGTTACGAGCGCCCTGGCGCTCCATCCGATATCGGCCTGTGGAGATGCCGGCCAGCGTCTTGCCACCGCCCTGTTCCCACTGCAACAGATGATAGTGTTTCTGAAGAACAAGGTTCAGGTCGTGCTTCTGGGTGTTATTGAGGTGAATCCACTCCTCGTTCTCATTGTCATAAACGGTAAAGTCATCCAGGAACTGAGCGATCCCGGCGTCCTGTTCCATCTCGGTAAAAGGTTTCGTCTCTCGCTCATAGTCGCGCTGCTTACGACGAATAAGGCGGGCATACTGCTCAAGACCTGTATCATCCGCTTGTCCAGAGGCAAGGGCATAGAAGGGGACGAGCTGTTTCATGCCGTCGCTCATGCTGTTCTGCGCCTTTTTGCTGTACCCCTTGTAAATCAGCCCTCCATCCTGCTTGACCAGTCGTACCACATCCTGGCTGGGCTTCTTATGCTGAGACTTGATAACACGACGAAGATAGGCCAGTACCTTAGCTTCCGTGATACGGATTTTTGCCCATTCCTCATACTTCATATCCTTGGGCTGTTCCTGATGGTGGAACTTATAGAGGTATTCCTGACACTTGGCATATTTGTCTATCAGTTTGGGGTTGGACTTGATATGGAACATCAGCTTCCGCACTTCATACTCGAACGCATTATCGCTTCCGCCCATCGACGCCAGCTTAACGCGAGCACTATTGCTCCGCATCCGCTCTCTGGCCGGGGCAACGATTTCCTTACGGACGATCTCAAGCAGTCCTGCCGCGTTATTCATGTCGGTCAGATTGAACCAGTTGGCGCTGTTCAGAGCATAAGGTTCTCCCTTGTCGGCGGCATCCAGCTTCTTCTGCCAAAAGAGTATCTTGGTAGCGTAGCTATCCACGCCAAGAGATTTGAACGCATCCTTCTGGATGGAGACCTGACCCAGGAAAGAGAAATCTTTTGCCAGTTCGGAAATTTTTGCGCCGTCTAAATATTCGTCAGCCAAGAAAGACGCCGGCACCACAATCGCCATAATGCCCAGAGGCTTCAGCAGCTTCGCCGCTTTCAGGCAGTAGTACATCTGAGAGATGATCTCGCCATCCTCCGTCTCCCATTTCAGATTGAACGGAGGATTACCCACCACATAGTCAAATCGCATATTCGGCTGATAGAAACGAATATCACGATGTTCCAGATTAGCGGCGGGGTAAAGGTAGTGCGCTACTTTGTGGGATTTGATATCCAACTCACAGCCGTAGAAGTTTGCCTCCAACGGCATGAAGTTACAGAAGTTGGCGATGCCAGAGGTGAGGTCTGCTACCGTTTCGTCCATAGCAGGGGACAGCGCCTCCATGATAAACTGGCAAAGAGCGGGAGGCGTAAAGAACTGCCCGTTCTCGATCTCCTTCTTAGCCTCCGCATACTCATGATAGTTGGCAAAGTCAGAGCGTTTCAGGCCATGCAATCCACCGTCTCCGGTATAGGCATTATAGATATCCTCGCGGGAGATCCCAGACTGTTCGGCCAAATCCTGATCCACCAAATAGAGGATCTTATCGTTCAGCTCCTGTCGGGCTTCCTGGGGAATCGGTTCGTTAAGGTATTGATACTTCATTCTTTCACCTGCTCTATCTTTTCTTTTTTTGGAGAGAGGCTTTTGTGCGGAGTCCTCTCAGAACCGCGCCCCTCACTTCTATTACAGAAAGAAAAGGGGACTTGCTAACCGGTCAGGCTCTTTTTCTTACCTGGTACCACTTTGTAACGCAGTCTCCAAAAAGCGGGCAGGCGCGAGAACAAGGATAGTTGACGATCTTCTTTTCATCCAAAAGACAGGGCATACTGTCTCTGGAGGTTCCAAGATCAATCTCACTTTGCCGGAGCAGTTCATCCGTAAACCCATTGACATACCCGTTATCATCTCTCACTCGGGCTAACTGGAATAGGGTGTAGATACGCTCCGAAAGATCAGGGCTATGTGTGGCATATTGCTGAAGAAGCTGGCGCAGCTCATATCCAGGCTTGTCCGCGCCTGCCATATAATCAAACAGCGCCTCTCTCAAAATCGTCTCCATCAGCTTCCCGGTGTAGTCTTCTTTCGGACAAGCGCACTCAGCGCTCATGTATGCAGCGATAGCCTCCAACGGCGGAGCATTTTCACCCGCGAGCTTGCAATGCCCCTTGCAGCACATGATGATATTACAGGTTCTCTGTTCCATAACCTGCCTCCTCTTCGCTCAGATAGTTTCTTGTAGCCCTCGCTACGCCCTCCAAAAAGCGGCCCCATTCCATGTTGCATTCACCTGCCGGCCATTGGTGGAAGTCCCGAAGCATAGGCCAAACTGTAGCGGAAATTTCAACGTCGTTCAGGAGTTTTACCAATGGTACAAAATTGGTGATCCTCAGCCATGCGTGGCAAATATACAGTACCCGTTCCTCCATATTGGTGCGCGAATCAATCTTTCCGGTGAAGTGCGTCTCCGAAAAGTAGTCGTTGTGCTTGATATACAGGTCATTGCCTTTCAGGAACAGCTGGCACTGGCATATTCCCTCAAATGGGACAGAAGCAAATTTCCTAATGCCTCTGATTTCTTCCGGCTTGGGGAGTTTGCCGCCTGCGCAAAGCACTTCATATTCCGATTTCGGAAAAAGAAACTGTTTGCAAAACGCAGCCGGATTAGATAGGGTCTTAGTGATTGGAGCGACCAGCGCCCCGGACTTCCAGAACTGATACTGGCACAAGTCGTACCACATTCCGTCGCTGATGTCTCTGGAAAGCATCGCCAAACAGATGCCCGCCGACGTGTTAAACCTGAGAAGATAAACGGTAGAACCTTTGCGTTCCGCCGTTTTACAATCGTCGGCGGCAGCAAGCATCCGCTCAATGTACTCCACATGAGATTGATCGGTATGTTCCGTAATTGTGGCGTCTGGGTAGCTCTCCTGGGCTTTCTCTTGGGTGGGATAGTAAAGCAACAAAGTGTGGCCGTCTGCGGTTTGCACCTTGAACCGTTTCAAAATGAACACCTCCAAAATTTTCGTCTCCCGCCTTAATTACAGACGGGAGACGACGGATGCTAACCTTATCTCTCAACAGTAGCGAGAAGATTTTGGATATGAGCCATTTCCTTGCCCCGTTCCACCGTTTCACCCCGGAAGCAGTGACCGCAGTATTCCCAAATACCATTCGGCCATTCTCCGCCGACCTTACGGAAGGTGGCGTAGGTGTCTCGCCATTTGCCGGTCTTTTCATCCAGCTTGCTGGAGTACGGCTCGCCCATCTGGGAGCACCGGGCACTCATACAAACAGGCGGCAGACAATCCATTGCATTGTCCACTACGGCCTGAGTCACAAAGTCACCGGGCTTTGCGGTGGCGTAGTCAAAGTCATCTTCATCTATGACTTCCTTTCCGTCCCAGACCTGCTTGGGCTTGGGAGCGATGGTGGACACGCCCAGCAGATGAGCGCCAGGGATATTCCGCTTGACCTCCCACACCTCATCCATGTCGCCAACCAAGTTATACAGCTCCTTATGGCTATGGACGACATTCAGCCGTGACCCAGGCAGGTTATTGGCCTGCTCCGGGAGAGGCACGCCATTAACAGTAGCATGGTAACTGGCAGTGATGTAGGAGATCACCTTGAGGAAGTCTGCCAGGTTGCTCACATTACTCATAGCCTCCATAAACTCAGGCCATGTGTGGTCGCAGGCTCCAAGGCCGAAGCGTTCCATTTCAGCCTTGTCGCCGTTATATTCCTCGGAAACGATGTAGCTGTCATTCAGATCGTTCCAGAAAATCACTTTCCGTCTGGTCATAATATCCTCCTCTGTTAAGGACGGCACGGTAGCAGAAGCGCCGGTTCGTTCCAGTTAGTTTCATCCAGTTCGTCGCGCCCGTACCGCTTACACACTAACAGACACGGGTACGGTGTCCGCATTGTGTCGCTGCTTCCCATGTAGATGTTACGGTACGGCCCGACAGCCTCTAAAATGTCCAGATAGCGATAGGCGTCGAAGTAGCTCGTCATAGGAGCGCCGTTCTCATCCTTGGCGGTAACGGTAATCTTCGGAAAAAGGGGCTTCCCCAAATTCTTCATACCTCTCCACTCGCGGATAATCTTCTTGCAATCCTCCACAGTAGGCGGCGAAGCAACCAACGAAGCCCTCGCGTCCTTGAGATAGTCTTGGACGTACTTATCATACGTTTCCGTCCGATCACCTACGGGGATTCCCTCGGGCTGTTCCGTGAACAGCACCACCATAGTTCCATCTGTTATGGCAAAATGCTTCTCGCTGGGATGAACACCAGCCAGAGCCTCCGACTGGGTTTCGTCATATCGGGTCTGCTCCCGCCCTACAATCCGTTGTAGGGCGGAGAGCTGCTTCTTTGTCAGCTTCATGCCGGGTTCCTCCTCAAATACTGTTCCACAAACTCCTGGACAAAAGCGGCACTGCGGAACTTGATATCCACACGGCCATTTTTGAACAGCTTGATATTTTTGATCTTGCTCATGTACGCGATCTCAAACTGGTTTTCCTTGGTATCGTAATTGAAAAGCTCCGGGAACCAATTTGCGCCGTCCTTGAACTTCCCAGTCTCATAGTGTGCCAGCGCATTCAGAATGGTTTTCAGGGACTCACTGGGCTTGTACTCAGGGACAGGACTGCTCATCCATTTGTTTTCATCACAATATACCCACGATCCGGTCAGGCGGAGCACATCGTTCTTGATCTCGAACTCTTCCACATACTGATCGGAACTCCAGTTTCTGTGATGAGACGCGCCCCAACACAACCGGAGAAACTCATTCATGGCTCGCTCCTGGAATGAGAATCCGCCCAGCTGTACAAAGATCTCATCCACAACCTGTTCATATCGGAGAGGGAGAGTACGCAAGGACTGTTCAAACTTATCCTTTTCAACCTTATAGGCGTCCAGCTTTCCCCGATAGGAGGCGATCTCGTCTTCGGTCATGTTCCGATATCCGCCCCAGGGCAAATCCGGCTCCTTCGGGCCAGTGGGAATGAGATGTTCCTCAATCTCGCTCTTGTCCAGCTCAACACTGTACTTGCGGCTGAAATAGTTGACGACAGCCGAAATGAATGTGCGGTTTCTCTTCTTCATGGTGTCGTAAACACTGTCTACATTACAATCGCTGCCCACATACCGGTCGATAAAGTCGTCGTCTGCGGTCAGGATTCCAGCCTGCTCTGCCTTGGCTGCGGCCATCGCCTCAGCAACCTTCTGGAGCGCCGGCCCAGCCTTATCAAAGGCTTCCTGCTGGCGGAGACAAAACGCCTTGTCGTCCTCGGAAATTCTGTTGTCCGCCTTGATCTCGACGGCGGAGAACTTCTCCATCAAACTCATCTTTCTTCCTCACTTTCATTTTTGTTGTATCTACGAACAACGGTATCGGAGTATTTGTTGGCGTGCCTCACGGCCACGTGTTCCAAAATCGACTTCACGGCCACAAGAACAAGCCCAAAGAGGATTTCCATATCAGCCCACCTCACTTTATGGGGTGAGGCTTTTTATAGTGGAGCCTCCCAGACCACTACATTTTCAGAATGAAACTACTATTTGCTAACCTTTTCTCGGAAGTTTTTGTTGAACTGATCCTTGTAGGCAGCAACGCCGTTCCAGTCATCATACACGACCTTTTCCATCTGATCTCCCAGCTGGAAAACCAGGTTGGGTCTTGGCTCTCTACCATCTTCCCACACCCGGCGCTCTCCACACACATACCACTTGGCAAAAAGCTGGTTGGCGTGTACCTCGCGCAGATAGTAACGCTGTGTCTCGACACCCCGGTAAACCTCTCGGCCCGTTCCGTCTTCGATGCCGACAAACATAACCTTGATGACTTTCTCAGGATTGCGTTCCAGATCGTTATACCAGGAATTTTGAGAACACTTCATAAACCACTCGTCGCAGACCTCAGAGTGTTCCAGCTTTGCGTGCTGTTCGATGTAGGCCAGCCCCAACCGGTCGAACTCATCCTGTTTCATGAAGGACTCTGCCACGTGTCCGGCGTCATCCTGGCATATCAGCTTTACACGGTCTGCCAGACACGCCTCGGCGTTCATTCCAGCGGAACTGAACTTTTCGTAGTCCTGTGAGGTCGGGGTCGTGACAATGATCTTCATACTGTTACCTCCCAATTCCATTTCCCTTCCACCATCGGCTTGATAAACGTCTCGCCGATGTACTTGGCGGTATCGATACCCTCCTGCATTTCCTGCATGAAGCGCTCCATCTTATCGAGGGAAAGGGTGCCGTAAGATGTGGTGCTTACTCTGATGTCTACACAGCAGGCGTTCCCATCATCATCGAAGCATCCATGGGTATATAGATAGGGGAGATACGACCCTTCCTTTTCAACGCGCTCATCATGGTTATCTCCATAATGGATCTCGACATGAAGACGCTGGCCGGTAGATTTTCGATCTCCACGAATAATCACCAGATAGCGCCCCACCTCATAAACCTGAACGTGTCCCTCGTCATCGCTGAGATCACGTTCAGTGCGAAGTCTGGCAGTAAACTTTTCGCTGCTCATAAATACCTCCTATCAAATCTCTACGCGGTGAATGGTGTAATGCTTCTGAGGAAAAGAGCGGCAAGAGCCATCACGGAGTATCAGCATCCAGACATTTGTGAGACGCCCGTTGATCTTGGAGCACTGGGCATCAATCTGGATAACATCCCCAACGGATAGGAAAGTCTCTCGCCGTAAATCGTTAAAAACAACTCTCATCATATCTCTGCCTCCTTAATATCGCTTGACCCGCACTTTCAAACCGTACCGTTTGGCAAGCTCGATCATATTCTTGGTACCACGGCTTTCACCGTTCCAGAATGCAGCCAGAGCGTCGGCGTTCTGTGCCATCTGCTCATTGCGTAGGTATCCAGCTCGCTTGCCGTACAGCTTCCACTGGGCGGGGTAGTAGTCAATGGTGTATCCCTTCTCCATGGCATACTGTTCGCCCAGCGTATCAGCGCCCTTGGCCTGTCCACAAACAACGGTGATCTCGTCCGTAATATTGCAAAGCAGTTTATCCATGGTCGCTTTCAAAAGCTGGTAGTCATCAAAGTCTCGCCCTCCGGCGATGATAACTCGAAACACACTGACCACCTCCTCACTACATTTACAGACCGTTAATGTTTCTTGCTAACCTCAGCGATCATTTTTTCCAGTCGTTGTGCTACCGGGTCAGTAATCGTCAACAGGATATAATCGCGTTTGTAGTAGGGCTTGCGATGTTCCTTATCTGAAAAGGTATGGATTGCATCGTAGTCCAGACGTTTTCCACCATCAGATGGTAGAGAAAACAAAATCTTAGCGTCGGCATACTCGCGGTGCGCCCACCCCATCAGGCGGCACGCCTCATCCATAAGCGTGCTGAGATACTGCGTGTTACTCAGTCGATACAACCGGAAGATATAGCCATATACGGCATTCTCGTTCTTCTCGGACTCATTCGCCTGCTCATCCAGAGGAGCGGGGCGCAGCCGCCCCAGCTCTACCAACTCCTGCACGTACTTAGGAACCTTCATGCTGTCTCCTCCTTCTCGAAGTAGAACGGGACGCCGGCCTGGAAGGGATAAATCGTGAAGTCGTGGTCGCTCCACACTCGCATTGCATGACGGCAAGGCTTGTCCTTGGGAAGAACAATCCGCTTCTTGCCGCCAAACATAATTTCGATATGGTCGTCGGCATATCGGTTCTCAACTTCCAGCAGCTTGAAGATATAGGACTTCGCGGTTTCCTTGACTTCCATGACATACCGATAGGCTTGAAAGACATTGCCATCATGCTCGGATTTGTAACGTCCAGGCCGTAACATAAACACACCTCACTTTTGAATGAATAGGGGAGTATAGAGCCTCCCGTCTTGAATATATGAACCATCGTTAATGAACTCGAATTTGGTAGCATGGACTCTATTGACCTCAGCCATGACCTGTTCCCAAGTGAGGCTCCCACGATCAATGTAGATTTTCCAAAGAGCGCCACCACCAACAAATTCATACTCTTTGAAAATTACATGAGGGAGACAGCACATTTTCAAACAGGTATCCAGCCGGTCAACGTCTCTCTGGTTCTGATATTTAACAATCATCAACCGTCGTTTTTGGCTTGTGCGTTTCATATAATCACCTCCACACTGTATTTACAAACCGTTCTGTAATTTTGCTAACCAAAAAAAAGACGGGATAGATTTCTCCATCCCGTCTCGTTCTGTTCTTATCGTGCGCCAACCCCTGCCAGCAGGGAGGCCATCTTATCCATCATGGCGTGGCCGTCCATGATCCGGCCCCAGTTGTTCTCCTGGTAGTTGGAGGTCATGCGGCGGGGAGCGGTATGTCCAACCATGTCGCTCATCGCGTTCAGTGCGCCCCAGGCAGTGCCCTTGAACTTGAGAATGTCCGGCGCGAAGTAGCAGATCATGTACTCCTCACGGGCTTTCGTCGCGTTCCGCTTTTCGCGCTCGCTCATATCCTCCGTGGCCGGGAACATCTCGTCCAGAATTTTGGCGATCTGCTCATCGGTGACGGTCTTGTTCGCCATCTGGTCGGCGTACACGGCCAGCTTGTCCATGTACTTATTCGCCATGTCCAGGCACATCCGCGCCTCCTGGAGCTTGGCCTGAATGTCGCCGGTGTGCCGGACAGACCACGCACGCTTTGCGCCGTTCAGTGCGATGTTCAGAGTGTTGTTGCAAACCACTCGGATAGGTGTCATACACACGCGGATAGCGCCGCTGCCGTCGTGGGTGTTGGAGAAGCACAGATACGGCTCGGTCTTATCTCCGACGATCTCCGTATCGGGCAGTTTTGCCAGCAGCCAAATCTTCCGGCCACCCATAAGGCTTCCCGCCGTCTCGTAGTGAACCTGCCCCTCTCCGCCGATCAGAGCGTCGGTGAACGCAAATGCCTCTGCATTCTGTACCACCTGATACCGGTCACTGACCACGCCCAGCACCGCGCCGTCGCTGCTCCGCACATTAGCGAAGAAGTTATCCACCTTGCGCCCGCCGCAAACCTGAATGGGCTTGCGCTGCACAGTCCAGTCCAGACCAGCCAGCCGAAGTGCATCGGCACTGGTCGGCGCTTCCTCAACCTGAGTACCCAGGCCGTGCCAGGGCTTCTCGCGTCCAGCATAGAACATACTCTCAACATTCGCAGACATTTTTACGTACCTCCTAAATTTTGTTCTCGTTTGTTTTTTTCTCCGGTCACTATACTTACAGAGAAGAACTGCGTTTTGCTAACCGTCTGTTTAATTATCCCAAATATCGTTGATATCAAAGGAAATGCGGACGTGCCCATCAACGGCAGAAATCACCGTACCGTCGGCCTTGTGCATGATGGCCGTGAGAGCCGCCGTTTCTTCCTTGTTCAGGGTGGCGGCAGGGGAGAAGTCCAGCCAGAGAATGGCGTGCTTTTCTTTCATGTTCGGGTCATACCCGTCGATCATCCGCACGTCATCGCACATATTCATAAACTCCACCAGGTCGCTTTTGACGGCCTGGTAGAGCTTGATCTTGGAAAAGTTGGCACGTGTTCCGTTGAAGTTTTCGTTACGGTCGTGCATCTCTGCGATCTCTTCAGGGGTGTAGTTTACGCGCATCCTTTCTTCCTCCTCAACTCCATATACTCGGGGTAGCTTACCCCCATCAACTCGGCGGCGGCATGAAGCGCCTGCTTCTTATCTCCCAGCGGGCCAGCGGGCACCTTGGGAGTCTCGACCTTGTGGGGATACCAGCGGGAACTGCCCTTCTGCTTGGACACATCATAGGTAATGCTCATATGCTCCTCCTTATAAAAATGGCTTCTTACCAAACAGCACGCCAGCCGGGAGACTTGACCAGCTCATCCAGCTCGGCCTCTTTCCGGTCTGCCTCCGACTGTTCTTCTTCATCCGACCAGTCAGAAGTATCCAGATCATACACATCTACACCAACATCGGCGTTAGAGTAGGCGCTCTGCACTAATCCGCCCTTAACACGAACGGCCACCTGCACATCCAGCTCCTTTTCCTCAATCCGCCAGTTAGTAGAATCGGGGTCATTACGGATAACTGCGGTATCTTCGCCGCACTCGCATTCCTGGTCGTCGGTCAGGTTTTCGGCATCAATATTCCAAGACGGAAGCTCGGCCTTAAACTGCTTGCGCATCTCGGCCTGAGCTGCTTCCTTCTCCAGAAACAGCTGAACGGTGGACTGATTGCTCGCGTCGGTATCCTGCTCGTTTATCAACACAAAAACCTTCATTATTTGTTAGCTCCTTTCTCCGCACGGTTATTGATATATTCCATCACAGCCTCGTACAGCTTGGGGGACGCGGTGAAAAGAAAGACATCGTACATGGGATTGTCCCGGTCGGGAGCTACCTTGTAAGGGGTGAAACCCTTCTCAATCAAGAAGCTGCACATTCTGGCCCGCTTGCACACATAGGTCTTCTGCTCGTTGGTTTTGTTCATCTCTTCAAGTCCTTTCAAAAAGTTGTTTAGAATTGCTTCACTATAATTACAGAGTCAGGGCAAGTTTTGCTAACCTCTAAAATAAAAAGCCCGCCGTTTTTACGGCGGGCAATCCATCAGGCGCACACGGCAGCATACATACGGGCGCGGGGATTAGAGGCCAGATCATACCGTGCTTCTCCGTTAGAGAACCGGGCGGTACAAACGTACTCCTGGAATCCGTACTCCTTGCCCAGCGCGGCCAGCTTGCGGTTGATCTTCCGAATCTCAGCTTCATACTTCCGATAGGCCACACTCCGGCAGCAATCGAAGTAGTAATGGCAGTCGTCGTTGGTGTAGTCCTCCTCTGTCAGATCGTGTTCGACCTCCACATAGAACTGAACGCCGGTATAGTATCCGCTTCTGAGCGTGATCTTGTGGAACATCAGCTCACAGTTGAAACTGTCCAGCACCGCGCCGATGATCTCGTCGTCATCGCAGGACGCGCACTCATCAAAATACTGATAGTCTTCCAGCTCGTTGCACTCGCAGAACTCACACTCCGTAGCGTCCACACTCATAATTGCTCCGCATTCCGGGCAGCGCTTGGCGTCCTCATTGTAGTCCTTGGCGAACAAAGGGAAGTCCCTCATGGTACAGAAATTAGCAGCGCTCATTTTGTCATCCTCCTTAAAGTTGGTTGTTTGTGCTTGTACTATAATTACAGATAGCCTCCCAGTTTTGCTAACCGGGAGGCTACTTTTTTATTTGCCGTCATCAAATTCCTCGGCGTCGATCTCGTTGGAGATGGAAAACACTTCATAGGTGGCTTCATTCAGGCGTCCGATAGATGCAGTTGCGTGCGGCTCGCGGTTTTTGATTGCGTCCGCCTCAGCCTCCAGCAAGTCCTGGACAAAAGCCAGAGCCTCGCCCACATCAGCATCCACCACAATGGTGGTGCTATGTTTGGCCTTGATCTCATCGAACTTCTTTTTGCTCATGTACATTAAAACTCGTCCTCCTTTACAAGGATTTCCCCAATGGATACTTCTGCGACATAGTTGAAGTCCAGCTTTTCCAACAGCCGCTTCATGACCTCGTGGCGACCACTTGCGCTCACGATATATCCGCGAACTGAACCGTCGAACTGACGAACGACAACAGAATATCTTGGGCAAAAGTATTCATCTTCAAATTCTGCACGGCTCAATCCCTCTACCACATCTTTCCCGCAGGCCGGACACGCGGTAAAGGAATGACCCTCAATTTCTTCGTCGTGCAGTTTATCCGCCGAAAAATATGAACCGCAGGCTTCACAGGAAATAATATGTCCGTTGTTGCACTCGGACGGGACACAATCGCAACAAACATGGTATTCATTGTCCATACCCTCATTGACAACAATACCTTCAAAACTTTCTTCATCGAAAGAACGTCCGCAAATTTTGCAGGTTCTCATGTTCAGCACCTCCATTATCTTTTGTACCAGGCTATCCATTTCTCAGGATTATTGTAATCATGTCGTCCCGCTTCGTAGGCTTCATTGCTTGTCCACGGGGTCACAGCGCCTCGAAGGTGGCGCGGCTGCTTCTTCTCAAAGTCCAGCGCTGCCTCCTTGGTATCGAAGAACTCAAATGATAATTGGCGTTTCATTCTCGCGCCTCCTTTCACTATATTTACAAACGGTTTTGATATTTTGCTAACCTATCCAACAAAAATAGGGGAGACCATCATTGCGATGGTCTCCCCGGTGTCATGCCTCCACAACTTTATAATCAGAAGGAATGTATTTCGCCGGAATGTATGAATTTTTCAAAGGATTATACCAAAACGGGCGTTTGAACTGATAGGCCGGCGCGTGCTTTACACACTCCACCAGATCGTCACCGTGCCGGAACTGAATCCGCGTTCCGATAGGCAGATTAGATAGGGCGGTCGGCGACTTCTTCTGTTCTGCCTTGAGCCTACAGGCTTTCCGCCAGGACAGTGCGTGTTCATTGTCAGTAGGGGATAACAGCTTTAGGATAGATAACGGGCAATCGCAAGCCCAAGGAAACATATCTTCGGACATATCTTTGTAATAGAAGTTAAAAAATTCCTTGGTATTTGTTTTTGTCAGAAACACCGCCGCCCAAACGGGAGAACATTCAGTGTTCTCATATATTGCTTTGCCGTTAGCATCCTTTCCGACATAACGCTTCAGAGATTTGACTGCTGCGTAATAAACAGAGCCAACCATTGCGCTTTTCAGAATCTGATAATGCCCAGCGTTCAGCCCGCCCATGAAATACTCATCACATTCTGCTTTTCGGTCGATAGATCCACCTGGCTTATAATGCGTCGCGTGATAGCTTGTCCAGCCCATCTTCTCGCCTCCTCAGTAAATAACCACTTGCTTGGTAAACAGCAACCACAGCCCCAGAGGAGCCAGCAGTACAACCGCCGTGCCGTCTCGATCTTCTACGGTTACGCCGGTGGAGCACATCCACAGCACCAGAGCACAGCAGGCCAGAACTCCCAGCCCCATCAGCCGCTGCTCAATTATCTTCTTGCGGTAATACCGCCGTTCATTTCTTGTCATTTGTGCTTGTCTCATTTTTTATCGCCTCCTATTATATTTGCAGAATGATTTACTTTGTTGCTAACCAAAAAGAAAAAAAGGCGGAGAGAAAAATCCCTCCGCCTCTTTTTAGGCTACCACATCATTCTGAAGCTCGGCCATATGCTTGTTGGCCTCTTCCAGCAGGCGCTTTTCGTCCCACTCGGCAGTGAACTTTGCCAGCTCATTCCAGTTGCGTTTCTGGTAGATGTTGTCGGTGATTTTTACCACGGCACCCAGTCCACGGCTGCACCACATACCCGGCGTGCCGCTCGGAGTCCACAGGGAAAGAGAAAGGCGCGGCATCATGCCGATGGTCTTCTGATAGAAACAGCCCAATCTCGGCTCCTCGCGTACCTCAGTCCATCCGATGTCAGCTTTCAGCACTTTGCCATCCGGCAATTCGATGGAGCGCGTAGCCACCTTGTCATTCCAGATGATGAAGCGCTCCAGATCAAGCCGGAACCCGTTGCTCAGTTTTGCGTTCCAGCGATTAACCTGCTCTCTCGTACATTGTGCCATTTTGTCTTCCTCCTTAATATTTGATCTCAATGCGCTTGTCTCCGGCTTCGATAGCCGCACGCAGCTTACCAGAGATAACGTCCAGTTGTTCGGCCCGCAGGATATACAGGGAACGTGCGGCCCCAGTTTCTACTGCGCTCAGGGATTTCAACTGCTTCATCTCTGCTTCCAGCTCGTCGATCACCCATTTGATTTCAATTTTAGTAAACGCCTGCATACTGCACCTCCTGGTATAATTACAGAAGGGGAGAACGATTTGCTAACCGCTCTCCCCAAATTTTTATACTCCCATTCCTCTTTTGAATTTCTCCTGGTCGATGACGCAGGCGATAGCGCTCATTGCGTCCAGATACTCCGCAGACTTATCAACCGCCTGCCCGCCCTTCTTCTTATCCTCCAGATACTGGTCACGCGATTTATCAAACCACTGGCCGTAGATCATGACCACCATATCCCGGATATTCTGAAGCTCGATGTTGTTGCGCTTATCAATTTCCAGCACTTCGCAGATGGTCTTGGCCTCCTCGCCGGAAACGATACCCCGCACTTTCGGGGTGTATTTCTCTCTCAGCTCCTGGATGGCGTGAAAATCAGTTTTTGTTGTCATGCGTCATTCCTCCATTATTTTGACTTTCTACTTTAATTACAGAAAGAAATACAGAATTGCTAACCAGCATCAAAAAAAAATAACGGGGATTTTTCAATCCCCGTCGTGATATTTCCGCCACTCTGCCAACTTCTCGGCGACCACTTCTTCCGCAAATTTAACATCTTCTAAGCACAGCTTGACTTCTTCCATATCGCCAGAGGCTTGTGCATCTAACAAGTCTCGCTTGCACAATTCCAGATCATTTTTAGCTCGGTCAAGCATTTCCTGCGAACGCTTGCGCCACTTTTCAAGACGCTCTGGATTTTTCCATATCCGCTCTAATCGCTCAATCTCCAGTCTCTGCTTTTCCGCTTCGCGGCGGGCGGTTGCTTCTGCTTTCTCTTGGTTATCCATCCCGAAAACAATTAGGCCACATCCGTTTAGCTTGGAATAATCCAGGCGAACGCTACGCTCACCCCATTCCATCGTATAATAGTTATGTCTCCGGTAGTCGCCCTGAAATTCGGCCTGCAAAACCGTGTGACATTCCATATGCTCTAAACAGATCGCAGTTTGTTTCCGGCTCAACCATAGGCCGTGCTCAACACCAGCACGGGATAACAAAGAGGGAAGGAAAGTATCTGTAAACCAGCTCATCATATCGCCTCCTGCTATAATTACAGGAACAAAACCGGTTTTGCTAACCATTAAATAAAAAAAGAGGAAGGACTTTCGCCCCTCCTCTTCGGTTTAGCTCCACGCATCGAAATTCAGCCGCTGACAGCGCTCGTCGTTCGGGAAGATGACCCAGTGACTGTAATTATTGGGATCTCCCTTTTCCTCCTCACTCTCTCCGCCGCGATAGCTTCTCCGCCACTCGCCACCGAACGCCTCGATCATCTTGCACGCGCCGTTATAGAAAATCCAGTCGGGCGTCTCCTCGTCCCAGTCGGCGTTATGGATTTTTCTGGTATGGAGATAAATGCGATAGCGGTACTGCAAGAAGTCTGCAGCCATTTTTTCCAGCCCTTCAATGTTTGCGTTCTTTCTGATACTCACAGCTTGTCCTCCTATCTTATTCACACCAGGGCTTTTTTCGCCCGGTACTGCTGAACCAGGGATAAACGCCGGACTCTCCTTTATCATTTGAAAGGAACCGGGCCAGCCGCTTTTTGTCGTCCGTGTTCATCCAGCAGGTATAATTCGGATTGTCCCAGCGTCCGTTATGGCGTTCTTTGCGTTGCATGGATTTGACAGCGGCTACCAGCAATTCCTGATTGATGTCCAGCATGGCGCAGATGTCAGCCAAAATACTACCGGTCGCACCTGACTTTTCAAACAGCTCGCCCAAGCGGTATGCCTTGGAACCATTCAGGGAAGGAATCCATAGGGGAGAGTCGGGAGCCAGCCCCAGCTCTTTTCTCACGTCCAGACTATATTTCATATAGTCCGCTTCAGCGTCCAGATAATCACAGACGACGGAAACTAACTTCTCGACATCATACATGACGATTTCCTCCTATCAATAGCCAGCGGCACGGCCAAACTTGACGGCCTCTTCACCCTCTGCCAACTCCCGGATATACTCGATCTTTCCGTTGGGGAGCTGCCACTGACGGATATAAAGGCGACCTCTGGCCCGTGCCTCGGTTTTATTCTTCACGGTAAAAACCGCTTCGCCCGTGCCGCCGTCATCGTCAGTGATACAAACTGCATAGCGTTTCATTCTTTTGACCTCCGTTAATTTACTTTGTTGCTTGGAGCATTGCCCCTTACACTATATTTACAGACGGTTTTTCAATCCTGCTAACCTAACCGGCAAAAAAATAACGGGCCAGCCACCAGGCCAGCCCGTTTTTATCAGCCGTAAATCACGTCGCCGAAAATCGCATACTGCATAATGCAGTCAGCAGAAATTCCGTCGTACTCGTCGAAGTCATCCGCGTTATGATCTTCCGCGTACTTTTTCCAGCCGTTCAGAAGTTTTTCCAGCGTCAGCTCGTGGTCTTTATCATCCTCACGGTCGTATACGGTCAGCTTGCCGCCGCTCTCCAGAATCTCGGCCAGCACGTCCTCATAGCAGGGCTTCATGTCGGCCTTTTCTCTTTCCGTCAGCCGCTTCCGCGCCGCCTCGTAGTCCTTCTCATCGCTGCACAGCTCGCCCCAGTAGTCAAAACCGCCGGCCTCGCAGCACAGCACGCAGTCCACGATGTTCTCCGTCGTGATCTTCAATTCCTTTTCGATCTTGAATGTGTGTTCCATCTTTCATTCCTCCCGACAAATAACGTGTCGAATTTGCAAAAGCTCCTCGACCGTTCCATCTCTTAAAATCTCGCGGTTTTTGGCCTCGATCTCTTTGGCCTCCGCTTCGGTGATTTTCTTACCGCCCAGGTAGTAGCACTTCAATGGACTTGACCACCTCCCACTATAATTACAGACTGTTCCGGTCATTTGATAACCGTTCAGTAAAATTTTCCGAAAAAGAAAAGGCGGGCCAGGTTTTCCCAGCCCGCCGTTCTGTTATGCAACCGCGATTTTTCCGCTGCCCTCTTTTTCGATCTTCTCGCTGCCGTAGTAGCCTCTGATCTCATCCAGCGTCAGAGACTTCTTGCTCCGCTTCTTGTATCCGTCGCGGTGGAAATACCACGCGGATTTGTTGCTGCTCCACCGGAAAGACAGGGCTTTCAGCTCTTCCTTGTGCGGCCTGGTGTCGCCAGTGACCCACACCCAGGAACCGCAAACCTCGATCTCGATGCCCTCCATGTGAATCAGCTTTTCGATGATGTCCATGAACTCCGTGGCCGTCTCGGTCGTGGCCGTCCGTGCCGTGTAAAACTCGCCCTCCGCGTTTTTGTGGGTATCCTTCAGCCGGGAGAACAGCGCCTCATACTCAGCGTTGATCTCCTGCATATCCGAAGTTTTGCCGCCCCGGTCAGGGTGATTTTGAAAAGCCAGCTTCTTGTATTGCTTTTTCAGGTCTTCCAGCGTCTCGGGATTATTGAACCACTTCATATTTGTCAGCCTCCGTTATTTTCATTTGATTTCCGGGTATCTACTATAATTACAGACCGTGATTGTGATTTGCTAACCATTAAAAAAACAAAAAAGCGGGCCAGTTATCCCAGCCCGCTACCTTATTTGCACCAATACATATAAGCATACCGATCGGTATTTACGGCGTTGAAAGTCTCGCAAAAGCGCTGCCCCTCTTCCTTTTGGCAGTCGTGTCCATCAAAACCAAACTGGTTGTAGTCAGGCGTAAAATCAAGATAATCAGGTTGACCCTTGATGTGGATATAGACTATATACATTGAATCATTCCTCCTTCTACTATAATTACAGAATGAAATTCGTATTTGCTAACCATTCCAGAAAAAAAAGAAAGAGGCGGGGATCTCCCGCCTCGATCTCATATCACATTGAACGGAACACGCGGGCGCTCGATCATGTTGCACCAGCTCGCCGCGTGCGCCTCGTCTGCCGCCTGCGTCTTGGGGATATAGTATCCATCCGCGCACTCGAAAACGGCAATCCATCCATCATTCATGGTTACAAACAGATAATTAATCCCGTTGAAATACTTGTTTTCCTTGTGACCCGTGCCGTTCTCGGCAATCCACTTTTCCAGCCCTGCTGCATCCAGCATTTTAACACCTCCTGATATAATTACAGACAGAAACGGCGGTTTGCTAACCGCCCGGAAAAATTTTATACCACAAGCATCTGCTCCGCGTATTCGTTGATCTTCTCCTCGCTCATCCATTCCGGCGCGGTGAACGCCTCGCACAAGCGGCGGTAAATCATCCGCATCAGCTTGATCTGCTCGCGCTCGTTGCCTGCCCAGAGATGGCCCGCAAAGCGCCCGCCATTTCCCAGATAATACAGGCAATCCGCTTCCAGCCGTCCCAGCATCCGATACAGGAACTCCGGCGAACTCTGATTGATCTCCTGAATGTCCATTTGCTTTCCTCCGTTCCAAAATAAACATTGCGTCGATTTCCATTATTTGATATAATTACAGAAGGAATTATGGACTTGCTAACCGTTCCAAAAAAAATATTTTTAGGTGATTATATGTGGGTATTTGTCATTCTTGCGGTGATCGTCGCCGGATACCAGGCCATCCAGCACTATAACGCCGTATCCCGTTATGAACACGTCCCGTTTTTCCCGTTCATGTTGAAACATCATCCACTTGTTACCATCGGCGCGGTGATCGCGTTCGGCCTCCTGGTCGCTATGGCCTTTAACTGAAGACAAAAAAGACGGCGGGAAAACTCCCGCCGTTCTCTTTGTCCGTTATCTCTGTTTATCCAGCAGCGCCCGGTATTTCTCCGGCATTCTGTTGTAGCCTCTGACTTTGTGGCCGCTGCTCCACTCGTTGATTGCCACCTCTCGGATGACATAGGTTTTCAGCTTTCCGGCGTCGTCGTATAACAGCACGTCGCCGTGTCCCAGCACGCCCTCACGCATCTGGAGCATCTGCCCGCCTGCGTCCAGGTATTCCGCAATCAGCCTGCCCACGCTGGAAGTCGTGTAAAGTGTTTGCACCTTTGGAGTAGTCCAGGGAAGTTTACTTGCCATGTTCAGCGCCTCCGTAAAGTTTTTTTGTGTCCCTCTGTTATAATTACAGACTGATTTCCGCATTTGCTAACCGTCTTCCACTCTATTTTTCAATCCACCAACGGGGAGCCAGGTAAAATCCCTCCTCAGTTTCCAGACATCCCAATTCACCGGAAAAATCATCATCAAAACCGGGATACAGGAAAAAACGTGATCTATCATCCAGCGTGCAGCGGACTTCACTGCTCAGATACTCAACGGCAGTTACCAAGCGGGTCACGGTTCCATCCGTAATATATACGGGCCGAAGGGACTGCAGCGCCTTTATCATCTGGTCATAGAGAGACAGCGGCGCGGGTTCCTGCTTGCGTTCCGGGAAAGTGACTTTCTGATTCATGGGTCTTCCTCCTTAAATTTCTGTTCCTGTTATAATTACAGACGGATTCCCGCATTTGCTAACCGTTCCAGAAGAAAAGCGGGCGCTTGGCCCGCGTTTCTCAATCCTTCGCCGCCGTCATGAAGTCGTACAGCTTCGCCTTCAGGCGGATGATCTCGGCCTCCGCAGCATCGGCGCGGCTCTGGGCACGCTCCAGCGCGGTGTGCTCGTCTGATCTCCAGCTGTTCAAAGTCTGCGCCGCCTCTGTCAGCTCCGCAATCCGTGCGTTGCACCTGTCCAGCTCCGCCCGCATTGCTTCCCGTTCCGCCCGCAGTCCGTCCGCCTCGGACTTGACCGCCTCCAGCTTCTGTTCCGCATTCTGCCAGCGGCCCGCCATACTGAGCGCCCAGTCGTTTTCAATGTTCGATTCCGCGTCTTCCACGCAACCGGCAAAGGCCGTGCCGATATAGCTATCAGCCCCAGCATCCGCCAGGATGTTTCTAATCCGTTCCAGCGCCTCGCGCTCCTGCTGTTTAGTCATCATTTTGTTTCGCTCCTTTACGTCGTTTTGTGTCACTCTGTTATAATTACAGACGCCGCGCCCGATCTGCTAACCGTTCCGAAAAATTTTCTTGCACGGCCCGGAAAACAGAAAAGCGGGCGGGAGCCGTAGCCCTCGCCCGCCGTCCTACTGTTAGATAAAATACATCTCGCCGTTGATTTCCAGGGCGATGGCCTCTTGTCCCATCTCCCGCTTCAGCTCCTCGCACAGCTCCACCACGCGCCCGACGTGCTCCTGGAGCGCCGCATCCGCAGCATAGGCGAAAACCACCGTTGTAGCCTCAGCCACCAGCCCAGCCGCCGGAGACATCCAGTAGCCCAGCGCCGGGGTGGAAGTCGCGCCGCCGAAAAGCTCAGAGAGGAGCGCCGCCGTTTTCTTGACCTGTTCGGTATTGTCTGCCGCCTGGTCAACGCCGTTTGTGGCGGGCACGTAAACCGTGATCTTGCTGGACAGTTTCAAGCAATTTTTCAGAACCGCGTTATTGATAGTCATTTTCAAATCCCCTTTACGTTTTTTCCATTGGGGGCCGGCGTTCCGTTTTGCCGGCCCCGCTATCATTTACAGACTGATTTTCTTTGTTGCTAACCGTTCGGAAAAATTTCTTTTCAGGCAATCCGCAGACTTTCCAGCGCCGCCCGCATCTTGACAATGCGCTTGTGTACGGCCACGTTAGAAATGCCCACGGCCTTGCCGATCTCGCGCTCCGTCTTGTGCGCGGCTACCATTTCGAGAATCTGCCGCCCGATCTCGTCCAGCCCATCCCGGAACGCGTCCAGGTCTGCCCGGATGATGGCGCTTGTTTCGGTGTTCACCGTAGCATCGCCGCAGCAGGTTTCAAGGAAGCTCGCCGCGTTGCCCTCGCCGTCTTCGATCTGCCAGTCATACGCGGCCCCGTGTTTGCTGTCGGCGTAGTACACCGCCGCGATGGAAGCCCGCGCCGCATTGTAGACGACGGACACCAGGCGCATCGGGCGCTTGCCCTGAGCGGCGCGGCGTTCATTGGTCGCGGCCAGCTTGTCAAGGTCGGCCAGCTTGTCAAGAACCCGGATGCAGGTCTCAGACACGAACTCGTCAAAGTCGTGAGCACGGAAGCACCCAAAGGCGGGCACCTCAGAGAACTGCAGGTAATGGTCTTCGGTGGAATAGCCGATCTCATTCTTGGCGGCCTTGCGGATGCAAGCGGTCATCATGCGCACCTTGTCAGCGTCGGCCATGTTCGCCCACTCGCCAGCGATGGCGGCGGCGTTCGCCTCAGCGTTGACCCCCTCAGCTTCAGCCCAGGCAATCTTCAGGCACTCGCCCATCAGGACTTCAGACACCTTGCACCCCATGTCAACCGCCGCCGCTTTGCGGATGGCCCACGCCCGCGTCATGATCTCGCCCATGTTGTAAGTCTTTTTCATTGTTTCTGTCTCCTTTACGTTGATTTACTTTGTTGCTATCGGGAAGCGGTGGAGCCTGCCGCCCGGAGAGGATACCCCCGGCCAACGGCCCCAGCGCCCGCCCTCTTTAACTGTCTATATCTTACCATAAAAAATCCCATCCGTCAATCATTTTCTTTGTTGCTATATCTGAAAAGTTAGAAAAACAGCCTATTTTACACCAAAACAGGCATATTTACAGCGTAAAAAGTACAGAATACAAGGCATTATTTTCGTCATTATGCTGCATTTCTTATTGAATCTTTGTGCATTTTGCCGATTAGCAAGCCGGTTGGCCTGGGATCGCCGCCCATGCCCAGCGCCCGCCCCAGCGCCCGCACGGACTGCCCCAGCACGGCCAGCAGGAGAGACGGACAGCAGACACGGCACGAGAGCGGCACGCCCTGCCCCATGCCGCAGGAGAGCACGACACGCCCAGCGCCCCGGCCAGATGGACACGCCGCCGCCCGCCGC